GGAGTTCTTCCGAATATGATTGAACAAGGAGCTTCTGCGTTCGACATGAAAGAAGGCTTCAAAAAGTCTCAAAAAGTAAAGTACACAATTCCTGTTTATAACAAGAAAGGAAAGCAAGTGTATAAGGGAGGAGATTGGTATTTGACCATTCCGTTCCGTATCGGTACACCTGGCACTCTTGGACAAGCAGGATTCACTGGGGAAATGCCTCAAGAAATATACGATATAATGAGGAAGCGAGCTGCTGGGAAAGGTCTGTCGGCTCCTGAAATTCCTACTCCGTATGAAGTACCGCAATCAAGAGACGCAATTGTAAATGAAGCTGGTCAAGTTCTTTATGGGGAATATCAACACCGCAACTCTATCTACGAAGGATTGACAAAACGGAAAGCTCAATATGGTAAGACTTCTCAGAATACCTACGGAACATTCAGACGAGCTGGAGCAAACTCTGACCCGCTGTCTTGGATTCATAAGGGTATCAAGCCGTATCATTTAGCCGAAGAAGCAGTGGAGAAAACGGATGTTGAAACAATTGTAGAAAACGAAGTCACAACCTATTTAGAAACAATATTATGAGTGGAATACTTTTACCAGAGATTGTGATTTACAATACTTTGGAATCAATAGTTCGATTATTGCGTGATGACCTGAAAGAACACGCAACGGAGGATAAAGAAACTATCTTGTATAAGATATTGGGAGTGGACGAAGAAGGCAAGCCGATTAAGATGAACTTGTATAATTACTTCGTTCAAGCAAAGAAGATGATATTGACTCCTCAAAACTTATCTGTAAACTTCGGTTACAATCAGGAAGTAGCAAAGATGATATCAATGCACATTCTCCTTCCTGCCGAACAAGGCTCTGCCGCTATCGGAGAAGATGAAGGATATTTGGAGGATGATATATTGGACGAGGATGGCAAGAAGAAAGCAACGCAAATGTACTTTACTCAGATGTATGATTGTACGTATCAAATCATGATTACAAGCAATAACTCCTCTGAAGTAAACGTAGTGTATAACGTACTGAAAAGTATGCTGCTAATGCTTGTTCCTCACTTGGAGCTGATGGGTATTCGCATTCCTTCGTTATCGGGGAACGATATAATGATGCAGGATGATTTGACGCCTGTACCGATATTCCATAAAGTTCTCAATTTGACATTCAAATATGAACATAATGTCCCACAGCTTGTAGTTCAGGAAGTAGCAAAGAAGTTCTATTTTCAGATGAGGATGATTGATTACAACGATGATACTTCATCAAGCTCAAGTATAGATAAGGAGTAAAATTTGAAATAATTTCATATAAACAAAAAGATTATGGCAACAGTAGTTAATTTTCATGGCAAGAACTACATTGAACCTGGTTCGTATGCTGCTACCGTTTATAATCCAACGTCAGTCGTAAACGTTGCCGAATTTGGTAATGTTATGATTATCGACACTGGGTTGGCGATGAATGGTGCATACGAATACGCAGGAGGTTCAGGAGTTCAGGGTGAACTTGCACAAGGCTTGAAGTCTGTGTACGAGTTTACAAACTATGAGGACTTCTTGGCTTTCATGGGAGGAGGTTTGGTTGGCGATATAGCTAACAAGATTTTCACACCCTTGGACGGTTCAGCAGGTGCTCCTAAGTTGTATTATGTCCGTGCCGCAAAAACCAAATGCGCAAACCTTACTGTTACAATATCAGGCTCCAATGCTTTGGTGTTGAAATGTAAGAACGAAGGTATTGTTGGGAATGGAGTAAAAGTTGATGATGTTTTGAAAGTAGGTTACGGAGCTCAGATTGTAGCTGGCGAAACTGCTGATACTTTCAAACTTCAAGTTTTCCGTGGTTCCTTTATGGGAGTGGACGATGCGGGTGAAGCCTTCGGAGCGAAGAGCTTGGCTGATGCAGTTCCTAACCTTATTGCTGAATCAAGCGACCTCACTACTCTTCAGGAGTTGTACGATTGGGCAAGGTCAAACAAGCAAATGCTTGCTAACTTCGTTGTAAGTATGACTGGTGACGGAGAAACCGAGCTTGCTGCTGTAGCTCTGACTTTGGCCACTGGAGGTACAACCGAGTACATGAGCGGTACGGAGTACGCAGACGTGTTAGAAGCAATTGCAGAGTTGGATGTTACGTTCTTCCTGTGTACTAACTTAAATGCTGCGGGAGGCAAGGGAGTAGATGCTGCGACAAACGGTAAATTGTTCACGTTCCTTAAACAGACTGCGAAGTTCACTGAATTCATGGTAGTGCCAGGTGGTGAAGACGATACCGACTTGTTTGGAGACACTAACAGTTCCGAGTCAATTGCTAAGTATTTCAATTCAGGTCAGGTTGTTTGCGTTCACGGTGCTCCTATCGTAACAAGAAAAGACCAGAACGGAACAAAGCAACTTCATACTATCTACCTTGCTGCGGCAATCGTAGGTTTGAATGCAGGTATGGCTGCTCAAACTCCGCTTACTTTCAAGCGTGTCGGTTATCAGTCATTTGCTTACGACTTGAAGAAACGAGAAAGGGAAAGAGCATTACAGGCTGGTATCATGCACGTTCGCAACGTATCGGGGTATTGGTGCGTCAACCAAGGTGTTACAACCTTGCTGGATAATAAGAAAACAATTGCCGATGACGGTCAGTCGTTTGAGTTATCCGTAGAGCTTATCAAGGCTCAGTTGAACAAAGAGCTTATTTTGGAAGGACAAACGAGGTTTACAGGACAAACGGCAGCTCAGGCTTCTCCGCAGTCTGTTAAGAACTTCACCGAAACAAAACTTGCTTCTTTGGTAGCATATCCTGGCAATGATAACCTGCTTATCAGTTGGAAGAATGTAAAGGTTGTTGCTAAGAATAGCGACTACTTTATCACTTACGACTTCGTGCCGAACGTACCTGTGAACAAGACGTTCTTCATTGGGAACATCTTGGATTTTTCAGTAGAAGTGTAACAAATAAAAGATAACATACTATGGCAAAGAATGAAAAAGTGATGACTGCCCCTTTGGCTATCATCCAGATAAATTCAGTTACCGTGGGTAAAATGAAAAACGTTCGCATCACTGAGAATATCCGAAGAGGACGTGTGACGGGCGTAGGACGTTTGAACCCAGAGGAGCTGCCTGCCTTGGAATGGAGTGGTTCTTTGTCTTGTTCTTCTTATACTATCAACTTCAACCTTTTGGCTAACAAAATGAAGAAGGGAGCGTTCAGAAACGCTGGTACAGTAGAAGAATGGGCAAACGCTATTCTGCTTCAGGAAGATGGGCTTGAAATTGCTATCCTTCGTAAAGTGAAGGACGGAGCGATTGACAACGAAACTGGTTTGGTTTCTACTAAATATGAGACTTTTGCGAAAACAGTTGGAGCGTTCATGACACGTGAAGGCTTCGATATTCAAGAAGGTCAGATTTCAGGACGTGACACTGAATTCGAGTATTTGGAACCAATTCTGTATAACGGAATTGTTTAAGCCAAAATAAACAGTTATAGGAAGGTAGTATGTGAATAACGTACTACCTTTTTTATTGTAAATAAACTAAATTGTAAAGTCATGATTGAAAGACAGAAAAAATTCAGTATCGGAGAAAAGACGTTCACGTGTCAATTTCCCAACGTTGGGCAGCTAATTGACTTGGAAAGTCTGAAACAGGCTCTAACCAATAACCGATATGGGGTTATGGCAGCGAGTGGCGTAGCAAGCATGTATTATGCTCTTGATATGGTAGATGCTATTTCCTTCCTTCAGGTATGCGTTCCGAGCGTAGCGAAGTATTATGATATCAAAAATTACACTGCCCTTGCTCCTGAAGATATCAAGGAATTGGTAGAAGCATATCAGAAGGAATTGAAACCTTGGTTCGACAAGGTTATGGCAGAACTCAAAGGCATAAAACTGAACGATGGCGGAGACAAAACTGAAGAGGGAGCTGAAGCTGGAGAAGAGGGTTGATAACTTCCTTTCTTCTTGGCATCAATTCCCGATTGATTATTGGTGGCGCAAAAGATACCATGTACCATTCGGTTCACCTCAGCATAGGGAGATGAACTTCATTGATATGTATATAGAGTTCCAAGAGGAAGTTGCTATCAATAGAGCCATCAATCATACCGACTACGATGAGGATGAAGCCGAAAACGAAGCATTGGGATTGGTAGATACCAATAAGAAAGTTGTTAAAGTAACGGAGAAAGAAATTGATGAAGACTTTGAGAAATTAGATTTGAGTCAATTTGATAAACAAGAATAATTATGGCAGATGTAACGGTAAACATACGTGGCGATGCTTCCCAGCTCCGAGATGAGTTGGATAATGTAAGCAGAAACCCAAGTTCAGACACCTCTGCTCCTACACCTTCGGGCGGTAGGGGTGGAGGTTCAGCTGTTCCTTCTAACGACCGAATGATTGAGGACGTTCGGAGAGAAATGCAGCAGCGTGGAGTTCTCTTGGTGCCTGGTTCTTCTTCGATGACTCAGATTATCAATCAATACGGTCAAGCAACGAGAGGAGCTGTCAATGACCGTATTTCGGAAAGGTACGACGCAAGGAGAGACGACATGCGCAAGCGTATGAGTTCCGACTACGATGCTATTGAAGCCGATATTGATAAGAGGAGACAGGAAGGACTTCAAAGACTTGGCCCAAATGCTAATGACCCATTCTATACAGCTATGCTTGACCAGCAATTGGAGCAGGAAAGGCAAAGACAGTACCGAATGGTGGGAAGTCAGTATGACAAGGAAGAGGAACAAATCAATCAGGAAGAAGCGAACGAAAGAACGCAAGCCGAAACTGAGTTGACCACCGCTATCCGAGAGCTAACCGAGTATTTCAACCGACAAGCAAGCCAAGGAGGAGATGCCCCTGATTCATATATCGGGAGACTACGTGCTCAACAACGAGAGTTGATGCAGCAACGTGATTCAGCAGATAGCGAGGAAGGAGCTATGACAGCTTCAAGAAGTCTTGCTGACGTGAACGACCAGCTCCGAAGAGTATTGGGAGGAGGAGCTGCTCAACAAGGCAGACCTTATTATGATTCAGCATTGCAAGGAGCTCAAGGAATACAAGGACTTTTCAGCGGACTTCAAAGTGGTGATATTGGAAGCACTATAATGGGTGGAGGTTCAGCCATAGCAGGTTTATCGGGGATGGGTCTGAAAGCAGCACTACGCTTCTTGGGATGGGTAGGAGTTGCCGCAGGTGCAGCGAAGTCTCTGACTGGAACTTCGGACTCATATGAATCAATGGCGGGTTTAGCATCTTTGAGAGCTACTACTGGTTATCAAGGCGGTGACGCTTCAAACTATTTAGGAGCTATGCTGCCTGACGCTAACTTCAGAGGCATCAACTATACCACCTTTGGTTATGATACGGAAGAGTTTGCTGGTAATGCGGCGAGGAGAACGAGGGCACGTGGTACTTCGGACGATTGGTATGCGGAAACCATGCGTCAGATTGGTTTGGAACGAAACCTTGCTTTGACCGAAGGCTCTTTGGAAAAAGGAGGTCAATATGACAGATACGGAACAAACGTCACTGATGCTATATCACGCTTGGTAACTATCTTGAATGGTATCGAAGGTTCAGGAGTATCCATGGGAGACTTCACAAGGGTTCAAGAGAAGTACGATATTCAGCAACAGATAATGGGCTCATATATGAATAGAGCCGACCGACCGAGCTATGATGTAGCAAATGCTAATTTAGCAGCCTTCTCAGCAGTTCAAGGTATAACGCAAGATTCAAGAATTGGAACTGATTATCAATCATTCCAAAACATGATTCAACAGCCGATGAACGAGCGAATGAGAGCGTTGATATATAGTTCGGTTGCTGACTTATTCCCAGAGACTGGCGGACGCATGGACTTGATTGACCGTGAACTTCGCAATCCTGAGAATGAAGGAAAGATAATGCAATCTGTTATACAACGTATCACTCAACAGTTTGGAGGTACGGACACTCAGATGGGTTATTTTGCCTTCAAGTCCTTGTTGCCTGATATAGCTCCTGACCGTTTAGACCAATATATCAGTCAGTTCTCCGATACTGGTACTATGGCTGGAAGTGTATTGAAAAGCGGTATTGGTAATCAAGGAGACTTTGACCGAGCTGGGCGACAAAATATGGATTCATGGGCGGTACAAGCCACTGAATTCACTACAGCTTGGACGAAGGGGAAGAACGAAGTTGTTTCAGTTCTTAATCAAATTCTTGGTAAGATTACAGGTACAACAACTATGCCTACTCCAAACACAACAAAACCAGGAGGGAATAAGTAATGGCAGAGACTACTCATAATAACAACGATTATATCTTGCTTTATAATAGAGGCAAGAGAATGACCATATCAGACTACATGGAAAGGAATTACATTTATGGTGTAAGTCCTCAAGAGTTGTTTGACCTCAATAAAGACTTGATATGGCAACAATATACCGAGCTTGATAAGGAAATAGAGAAGGCTGGAAGCGGTAAGTGGCCAGAGAGTGCTGACGACCTGTCTTTGCAGTCTTGGCTGCCCGCTCCATGCGTTCTCCGAATAAATCCCAGTAAGGTTACGGCTGAGTTGGCAATAGCTCAAACAAATGCCCAAGTTAATACGGAGGACTTTTATGCGTTCGCTGCTGATAAGATTCAAGATATATACCAAGATGAAGGTTATCGTGTAGCGGATAGTTCCAAACGAAGTCCTGACTGTTCAGTTCTTGGCTGGTTCAAAAGTCTCTATTATGTAGGACTTGATGCACAAGGAAAGAAAACTATCAAGATGGAGCGTCAAGACTTTACAGAATTTGCTAATTTGAGCCGACATATAATTTCACTTGCTACTTCGGTAACGTCTAATGGAGGAAGTTTCACAATGAGACTTCCAATCATTAGTGCCCGAAGCGAAGGAGTTTCAGTCATATATGAGATACTGAAAGGTGAGAAAGGAGAAAAGACCTATGGTGATATGTCGGGACAAAAGGGCAATGCTTCTAAGAATGATGCTACATACGAATACGGAGAGAAAGGAGAGTATTATGCTAAATCAAGTTTTGATGATATTGAATCTAACTATTTCAATTGGTTGATAAGTTCCAACGACATTCTGTTTATTTCTTTTGAGAAACTTGATATGGAGTTGGCGAAGGATACAGCTGATTGGTATAGCGGAGATGCGGACAATTTCAAGATAAGTACGAAACTTGCCGAAGGCGTATATGATATGATTGGTTTGGTAGATGAAGTCAAAGTGGTTACCAATTCTCAATCTTCGGAGGCATACGTTGAAATCACTGGACGAGACTTGATGAAACTCTTGATTGAGGACGGTTCATTTTTCTTTAATCCTTCCACTACTTCAGACCCAAGCGGAGTATTTGCAAACGAACAGAGCTATGGAAAGCAAGGTGATATTCGTGAAGCCGATGTTATGAATAATACCTATAACAATCCAATCAACCGACTTCGGAGGGTAACTGGAGAGATTGATATTTTTGCTAATCGTATTAACATGGACATAAGCTATATTCTGAAAGGCGTTATTTCTCAGCTTGCTAACGTAGAAGTAGTGCCAGGATATGTCTTTGAAACTTGGGGCGAAGATAGAACGAAGTATATAGAGCTTGAACCAGAAAAGAAGGAAAACAATGGCTAATTATAAAACATTTTATAAAGGTTTTTTGGAAGGTCAATCGCAACTCATAGTTACGAGCGACTTTGGTAAAAGACACATGGACGGTAAAATCAAAAACCATAATGGTATTGACTTTGGCGTTCCTGTCGGTACTGTTTTGAAAGCTCCTTTGGGCGGTAAGATTATAACGAAACAAGTTCAAAAGAACGGAGCTGGATTGTACGTTACTATTCAACATCAGGTTGAGATGGGCGTTTATATCTATATTCTGTTAATGCACCTTCATTCCGTTGATAGTCATATCTACGTGGGTTATCAAATAGCCGAAGGAGAGCGAATTGGAACCACGGGAGGAGCGAAAGGAGACCCAAATGCAGGTCATTCTACTGGCCCACACTTACACTTGGAAGTCCGAAAGGGAGGGAATTCAAGCGGTAATGCTGTTGACCCTAAATATTGGTTTTTAGCAAAAGAACGTTTGGTATCAAAAAAGACTGGAAAGATACTTAATTATGGAGACCCATCTTGGTTAAGTTTCCCTGATAGTGAAATCAAGACTCAAACGGCTTACAAGTATTCAGCTCATTCTGATATAACCGTTCCCGATGCTACAGAATATACTCCAAAGAAACAACCGAGACAGAATACAGTAGCAAAAGAAAGGTTAGCACCTGGTGTATGGCAAATAACAAAACTTTTGGTTGATAGTTCGGTTGCTGATAAGCAAGTTCTTGATTCAGGAATTTCAACCCAGCAAGGCTCTTTATTGAATTTCTTCCGAAAGGTATGTCAGGAGCCGTTGGTGGAATTTATGGGAGATACATTTGGTAACCAATATTATTGGATTGTTCGCAAACCGCCATTCGATAAAGAGAGTTTCACGAGAATGATTGATTTGACTTTGATAACTCTTGATGAAGCGGATATATTAACAACCGACCTTACTTGGAATAATCAAGGAATATACTCATGGTATCAATATGTTCCTTATGCCGACTTGCTTGGTATTCGAGAAGCTAACTTGTTTATGCCTGCGGTGTTCTTCCCAGAGTTTGCCGCTGTTTGGGGAAGCAGACCGCTTTGTGTAGAAAGCAATTATTTCAACTTTGCTTTCTCTGGACGTTTCAACTCCGATAAATCGGAAAACTCTCAGAACGGTGATAGAATTATACGCAATGCTGTACGTGATTTTAAGTTTCTTGTTGAAAGTAATGCTTACAATGCATTCACCCGAAGAGGAACGATAACACTGATTGGAGATAGACGCATCAAAAGAGGTACGGTCATAATGCTTCCGACTTCGGGTGAGATATTCTACGTGGACGCTGTTACTAATACTTATGACGTAACAATTCAAGGAGTTTCAAGAATGACTACCTTACAAGTGTCCAAGGGTATGTATCCTTCTTATATCTACGGCAAGGAAATAGGACAGAAGAAATTCAGCTACTTTGATATCATAGACTTCGGAGAGGGTTTTGATATTGAGAAAGTAACGGCAGCTAATTGGAAAGACTATATTTCAAAATGGAAAGTAAATCTTGACAATTTCGGCTTCTTTATGTCTAAACAACAATTGTATTGGGAGAACATTAACAAGTACCGTATGATGGCAACTGGTAATAATTCATTTGAAGTAACTATTACCAAAGAAGCTACTGTAACAGGCAAAAAGAAATAGTTATGGAAGAAGATGTAATTGGCATAAGAAATTTGGACACTGGTATCGGTTCAGCTGGAGTAGGCTTCGTTGTCGTACCTTCGGAGGTTGACCGAGTTCAATATATAAATGATTGCTACCGCACTAACACCCTGACGATAAACGGAGGGAAGGGATATGGATATTTCAGTGGCGTACATGCTGATATAAACGTAATGCAGTGCATAAAGTTCCCGACCGATGAAGAGAATAGAGGAACGCCAGTGGTATGGGTTAAAGATGCTGTGTCTCAACTTCCTGTTATCGTAGCAGCATTGAGACGGCAAGGTGAATACTATTCTTTGGATGAAAATCAATACCGATTAAAACGAGGAACTGAAACAAGAAATGTTGAGATATTTGTTGACGGCACTACGGCTGGATTGGATATAACAGTATTGGGAGACAAGGATGAACCTGCTAATATTGATATCAAATTAAGCTCCGAGAACGCTGATTCAGTCTTGAACGTTTCTTGTGATAACGAGATAAACATCATTGGTAATAAATCGGTAAACGTAGTCACAAATCAGAAGGCTACTTTGAAGGTCAAGGAGAAAGGCGAAGAAAAAATGTCTTTGTCTTATGAACTTGGCGTAGGATTGAATTACAAAGATGAATTTGAAAACGAGGTAGTTGCTAAGGATGGAGAAGTTGATATCATTAGCAAGAAGATAAACCATAATAGCGGTAAAGAGCCGATGGTGTTAGGGAATACGCTGGCGAGCTTATTGGACGAGATGCTGAAAGCTATTCAAGCAATAACCGTTATTTCCCCAGTGGGAGCTACTTCAACGCCTGTGAATGCTGCTTCTTTTGCTGCTATACAAGCGAAGTTAGATACAATAAAAAGTAAAATTTCTAATTTGGAATAATTATGCCTATCAATACAGAAGGTTTGAGAGCTACACTCAAATCAAAAATAAAAGAAGCTCTGGACGCTCCGATAAGCAACGAGTCAGATTCAGAGAAAGTAAAACAAGATTTTGCTGATTCAATAGCGAACGCTGTAGCAGATGGCGTGGACGCTTGGATTAAAACAGCAACGGTAACTGTTCAACCAGGCATAGCGGTTACAACTCCTGCTGGGCCAGGTGCTACATCTGCTCCAGGCACTGGTACTATATCATAATGAGCAGTTATAAAGTTGATAAAATATATTAAGTTATGGCATTTTTGAATCAAGCTGGTAGAATAGCAGGAAGTACAGTCAATAGCGTAGTTGAGAACGCAAGAGGAGCGTTGGTGACTATCGGAAAGGCTGCACTTCATACGCTTGCACCCGACAACTTTGAATACTATATGTGTTCATTGGAGTTGTTAGATAGCTCTGGAAATACCAAGGGTTTTATGACCTTCGTTGTTATGCCTAACAACATATTGGAGAATAAGACTCAAATTGCTACCATAACTAAAACCAACAAAGGAGTTTCAACGCTATTCAATAGCACCTTCGTTCCGAGAGATATTTCAATTCAAGGTACGTTCGGGAGAAAGTTCAGATTGTTATTGGGAATGAAAGAAACGGAGAATGTGTCAACAATTCCGTTCTTCGGAGGCAATATGGGTTTTAGTGTTATGGATAGTGATGTCTTGATAAAGACTGGTTATGGGCTTACAAAGATGTTGAAGAACATGGTTGAGGCTTCTACGAAGTTAGATGATAACGGCAATCCTTGTATTTTGTTATTTAACAATTACGCTTTGAATACTCACTATGTCGTAGAGGTGATGCAAGACTCATATTCACAGAGTATAGAGAATAACATGCTTTGGTATTACTCTTTGGAAATGAAAGCTGTTGCCCCTGCTTCGGCTGTTAGAAATCAAAAAGAACAAAATTCCAAATTTCTAACAACCGTTGCTTCGGGAGCTATTGCGAAAGGAATAGGCAATATTTTGAAGGATGTTACACGTGCTACCTTTGGGGCGGCAAATATTGGTATATGATGGAATCAATAGTATTAGAATTTGAACAAGTGACCAAATATCCGCTTATCCAGTTTTTGGCTAAGTATCGGAATTTCATGCTCAATTCCTATCCTGAAATAAACCGATATTTTTCAGGACAAACGGAGGGCATTGATAACTCCCATCTCATATTACTTCGGGAGCTTACTTCAGGATGTAAGGATGTTATGGCTCAATTCAAGAACTTCGCAAATAAGTTCGCTACTTGTGGATATTGGGAACTGATGGACTATTTGGAGGATTTGAATACAACAATTGAGAAAATCAATAAACTTCCGAAGTTTCGCAGAACTTCTATAACAAAGAGAGGTTATCAACCTTTCATACAAGTCGCTTCGTCAGTAGGAGGTTTCAGAACGGTAGAAGATGTAGCAAACTCCGTTAAACAAATCAACCAAGATAATTCAAACTGGATTGACTTGATGTTGAGTAACGATATGAATGAAGGAGATTGGGAGATTGATAAACTCACTCCGATGAATGTTCTTGTAAACAATCAAGTAGATGTCGTTGTAACCACGATACTTGACCAGCCTATCGGAAAGCGGATATATGGAAAGGATATTGCGAGAAAGATTACATTTCAATCTAATGATTTGGTTATTGTAGAGTTCCAAGCCAACGTAGAACAAAAATGTGATATTCTTATGGAGCTCAATCGGGGTGATGTTCCTGAGAATATGTTGTTTGGTAAAAATTCTAAACTAATCACTGGGGTAAATACCAAAACATTCGCCTATCCTGAATTGGTATCGGATATTCAGAACAACTTCTTACAGAATGATTTGTTTGAGTATGCCGTCATAACTGACTTTGCTTACGACAATGGAAGTATGACGATAACGGTTGAGATAAAAACAAAGTACGATTATAAAACTGAGAAAAAAATAGTGATATGATTACAAAGATAACGCCTGTTAATGAGCTCAAGCTCATGTTCTTGGAAATACTCCTGAACAAAACAGATAAGATTAACGACATTGGAGCCGAATCAGTTTTGAATGGTATTGCCTTCGGTTGCGCTAAGGTAGGTCAGAAGTGTCTTGTGAACCAAGCTATCGTGGAGGGTCATATTTTCCCTGATACGGCTTATGGAGTTTACTTGGATGAGCTTGCTGCTATTCGTGGCGTTTCTCCGAGATTTGGTGCCGCAGCAAGTTCTACTTATGTACGACTTATTGCTGATGAGGGAACGACTTATTTGAAAGACGTTCATACCTTTACCAGTACTTCGGGAATAACATTCTCATTGGAAGAGGACGTTGTAATTGGCGTAAACGGATATGCTTATGCGAAGGTACGTTGCGACCAAGAAGGACTTGATACCAACGTTGACCCTTTATCTATCAACAAAGTCAATCCAATACCTACTGGTCACTTGACTTGTACTAACGAATACCGAGCGACTGGCGGACGAGATGAAGAAGATGATGACTTGTTCCGTCAGAGAATTAAAGACAGTATCAATCAATTAGCAAGAACAACTCTATCTTATTTGGAGCAAGTTTTTATGAAAATCAATCCGAATGTATTGAGACTTCATAAAGGAGGTATTGATGCGGATGGACGATTGAACTTGATTGTTGTATCGGTAAACGGACAAGACTTCACAGACGATGAGTTCAACGAAATATTGAGCCGTTCGGAGGAGTATTTGTCACTGTCGGAGCTTTTAAGGAGTTCAACCGATTATGCTTTGAAACTAAACAACGTTGATTGGCTACCTGTTGATGTTGAGTTCCGAGTAGATATTGACCCTGCTTACGACCAAGACCGAGTACGAAGGGAAATACAAATTCAGATGTCGAAGTTGTTTGACTATCGTTTCTGGGAGTATGGAGATAAGGTTGAGTGGGAAAACTTATTGTTTGCTGCTAAGAATGTAGATGGAGTTCGATACGTGCCTGATACGCACTTTTATCCTCACGCTGATATAAACGTACCAAAATACCGACTTCCACGTGTAAGAGGGTTTGTAATGCGTGACCTTGACGGTAATATCATAGAAGATAACGGAGGAGTTTTGGCTGAGGTTTATTATCCGAACGAAATTGATACTTCATTCCAGTCATCTGTATTAACAACTATCTGATATGAGAACACAAGTAAGCGTAAAGACTATAACAGAGGTTGAGCCATCAAGTGGTTTATTCTTAATCAATTGTTTTTCGGATATGAATGACGATGGCTCAACCACTCCTTCTATATATAAATCTCAAGTATTGGAGAAACCTATGATTGTTGATAATACTTCTGGGAAAGAAGGTGAGCTGCTACTGTCTCACAGTGGAAATACTGTTGGTAACATAAATATCGATGGAGAGTTGGTAATTGAGCCCGAAGGAGACGATGCTAACAAGTATGAAAAAGAACAAGAAAACTTGACGTATAATGAAGGATAATTTATTGAATGCAATTGGGGACGTGCTACTGATAGATGTAACGCCTCAAATAACAGGGAAAGTTCATTTGACTGACTTTTCCGATGTTGTTGAAGGAGTTACCGATACACGCACCGTTCATAAGGAGTTCCGAATTTCACCTGATGGAGTTTTTTGGAACGATTGGCAAGAGCTAACGTCATCAAACCTTTCTTCGGATGATTATATTGTTGATAGTTCTTTGACTATTCAATTAAGATATACAAGGACTGGTTCTGATAGTACGGGAGTGATTGAGTTCAAAAGCATAGACTTTATGGGTTCGCGAGAAGCAATACAGTTTGTAGCTCCTACTATCAGTTCCAGCATCTTTGCTAACATAATCGGTACGCCAGAGATGAAGGCTTTGGAAGAAAACATCTTCAAAAAGTTGTATTATCGTGGTATCGTACCAAATTATATTCCGAGAGCTGAAAACTCTGACGAGAAGGAAGACAAAGACTATATTGACTTGTTCTTTTCGGTTGCGAGGTTTTACAGTATGTTCATTCGTTTCTTCAAGAGGTTTGAAAACTTCCAAGATGATTTTGACCTCATGAGAGAGCAAGTGAGACAATATGGAATATACTTCGATGAAGCAAACATTACTCTTGAAGACCTTCAATATTTAGCTCAAAATCTTTATGACCAAATACGTCAAAGGGGAACGGAGATGATATTCAAGCGTAAAGGTTATTTGCTGCCGAACGGAGAGACTTTACAGATTGACGGAGAGTTTATCAGACTGGTAAGAAGCAAAGTCAGCGATGAGCTTTTATACGAGAATATCCCATTGGAGAAAGTGGGCTGGTGTTTAGGTCAATGTTCTCCAATATATCGTGGAACTTGCTCATCTAAATTTTTAAACAAAACTAAAGAAAATACTGAAGATTTTCAGAATTTGAATAATTTTGTACTATCTAAAAAAAATAGAGGAGGTTATTCATTAGCTGATTCTGATGATAAAAAAGTTTTGAGATTATCGGTTGAAGTTGGAGGCGGAGAAACTGGATTGGGAAGAATTGATGAAACCCAAGATGTTTCAGATAACTTATATGTTGTTGATTCTAAAGTTGATTATGAAATAACATTCTCCTTTAAAGTTAATGATGCTTGGGATAATAAAAATTCAAAAATTTTGTTTGGAGTAGAAGGTTTTGATTTATTGAAAAATAAATTATCTGACGCTTTCATAACTCCAAACGGTTATGAAATTTCCGAAGAATTTTTCTTAAATGATTTAACGATATTTCAAAAAGGAATTTGGTATCATGCCAGAGGAATTATTCATGCGTATTCTTCTATCAATACAGAAAATATTCCCACTAATTTAGGAATTGGGAATAATTTATATTTCAATAATTCTTTTGTGAAATACTTTTTACCTAAGATACAATTGATATCCAATAACAGCGCATCTGTAGATGTTTGGGATTATAAGATAAGACCTTTGGTAAGAGGAACAAATATATTGCCGTTGAAAGACGGTATGACAAATTCTCACAGCTTGGGATTTATTCAGAGTTCACGGATATTCTATGCGTATGTACGAAACAATAACAATAGCCAATCTCAGGATGAAATTACAGATATTATAGAAAAGTATTTGTTACCTTACAATGTGACTGATATATTTGTCTTCATGAGTAATTATTAAAACGAAAATAGTATGTCAATATTAAAATTCAGCGAAAACTTGTTTTTGGAGGTAAATGAACTCCAAAGGTTGGTTAAGTTTTTAGCCGATGACGGATACAAGCTGGCGATGAAATCTTTATCGAAATCATTTGGTATCGTAGAGAATTCAGGGAACACTTATTTCAAAGTGACCAACAAGGCGGGAACGTCAAACGTAGTAGTTATCAATCCAGGTGTTGCGTTTACTACGCAGATGGACGCCATTGTTATGGAGAACGCTTTGGAGATGCAAATTCTTAATACTGGCGTAAACCGTTGGTTGGTGCTTTCTCGTGCCGTTAAGAATACCGAAGCAGGAACGGTTACCATTAACACTGACGGCTCATTATCGGGCATTGGAACGGAGTTTACAAAAGTTCTACGAGGACAACCCAACTTCCCCACGAAAGTAAAGTTTGAATCAAATCAAAACTCTGGTGAGTATGAAGTAGTGAGTGTTGTTTCCGATACGTCAGCCGTTCTTTCAGGCTCCTTCGTAAATGAGTCTGGGTTGCAATACTCCGTTATCGGAACATTTACACCAGGGTTCCAACCGCTTGAAGCTAACAAGCTGATTTACGAATATGATTCATACAATATCCGTATCGTAGATTCAGCAGACAAACCTTCTTTATCGTCTGATGAGTTTATCATTGCTGGAGTATCGTTCGATGACGCTGGAGGAATGAACATTACAGATGAGCGTATCTATTCAATGTTTAACAATCCTTACGTTCAGCAAGGTAGTAGTTCGGATGCCGCTTACAAAAATCCATTAGCGAGCCTTTTGAGCGTTGCAGCCGTAGGAGGTATAAATGCCGTTAATACTATATCAGTTGATTTGGAACTGATTGTAGAACATGGATATACCATATCGAAGTTTGAGTTGGTAACAACTTCTACTTCTAACTCATTCAATATCCTTTCAGGTTCAAGCAACTATCTTGGCACTGGCAATATTCCTGACGGACTGTTTAACGGTTGGTTGCTGGTAAACCGAACGAATATGAAGTATGCTAAGATTGATAGCAATTCAAATAAATCGTTGTTTATTTCCAATCTTGATACTTCGATGATTTTGGACAATAATAATGACTTCGTTGTAGTGCCTAATTTCTTGGAGATGGAATATGAGGTTAAAGTATCTTCCAACGTGAACTTACCTGCCAAACCGTTCTACTTCCGAGCTTCTATTTGGAACATATCGGAACGAATGAGGGTGTATGCCTTCTTCCCTTCTGTATCTGATTCATTCACGGACGAGATAACAATATCAATCGGCTATCGAATGTTGGATAATAGCGGTAAACAATTTCCGTTTGACAATCTTGCTATTGCTCAGTTTACTAACATAAACGGAATAGCCGAAACTTTATCTGGTAGCTCATTTGTTGTTAATCTTGCGGATATTGAGCCTCAAGCTAAACAACGCAATTACTCTTAAAGTTATGATGATATATTTAACAGGGGCAGCGACCTCATTAGCAAAAACGCAAGACAATCCTCAATCGGATGCGTCACGGAGCTTGGGTGGGTATATTTCTTCCACCCCAGTTCCCAATGCGGCATTGAATACGTTGTTTGACCTTATTTCTTCTTACACTTTGGAGAAGAAACCGAAGGAAACAATAGCAATAGGACTTATCAATCAATTTGATAAACCTGTAAAGGATGTTGAATTGAAAATAGTAACGGATGAAAATCACGAAGCTGTTTTCAAAATAGCAGCCGTAGCAGTAAGCTCCGATGACTATGCTATGGAGCAAATAGCTAACCGATACCAAGAGCCTTTATTGGCAGAGTTCTATGACGCTTCTTTTTACCGAGCTGCCGTTGACTTGGAAGTTAAGCAGTACGCTTCGGCAGGAGAAGAGATTGCGCTGTTTCCGTTCAATATATCTTTTGAGGTTAAGGAAACAGGAATTGAGGGCACTTGGTTAGCATTCGAGGAGGCATTTAGCAATGACGAAACTTATACTGTGAAGAGAATATCCGAAACGATATTCAGGATTGAGAGACGTGACGAGACAGTGCTGGAAACTCCATTAGAGTGCTCTTACATTACCACCGAAGGATTCACGGCTGAATTTTTAGGTAAATTAAGCAATAAAGCAGACAATTCAGTGGTCATCAAAGAAGAGCTGAAACCGAAGGAAGCCGTGGGGATATGGCTCCAAAGAATAGTTAAGAAAAATCATTACCCTACGAACGAGCAATTGTTGAAAGAATATAAGGACAAATATATTCGTGAGACAGTAGAGGAGGTTGAGATGATTATCAGTTATAATTTAGTTGAAAATTGAAAGCGTTATGGCAGGATATGATGATACAAGACAAATGATAATTTCCACGCTGATGGGGAGACTCAACGGCACGGAGATTCAACCTGAAAATCAGCAAGCGTATGAACTAAATATGCTTGACTATATCAGGAGTTTGGAACTGCTTGCTAATGGCCCATTGATTGGAATAGCAACTCCTACTACTCAACCAGTTCAACCGAATGACTCAAGAGTTTGTTATTTGGCTGGAGTAGCTCAAGACCGAACAGTAACATTCCAAAACTTCCGAAATTATTTGGGTCAACCGATTCAAATAACAAACGGTCAAATGGAAGCCTGTTTAGTAATACTGATTTGGGACGCTCAATATTGGAGTGCTGAAACAGTTCCGACTTCTATCATAAGTCAGGCTGAACAAGCGTATTACTTTTACAATCTAACTATTCGCAAAACATATCCGAGTGTTGCTGCTATGCAAGCAGATGTAAACAACCCGATTGGAAACGATGGTAGATATATCAAAGTAGGAGAAATTGTTTCAGTTCATAACGAGGATAACCCTGATGAAGATGCTATTTATTCATGGGAGACTGGACCAAGATGGCAGCTTCAAACCAAACTATCTGCAATTGATAGTAGAGTGTTTGACGGAGGAAGAGCCGATACCAAGTATGGAGGCTCAAGAGAAATAGATTGCGGCAACGCTCAAGGATGATTTGAAAATAATAATATTTAGGAACTATGGCTGATAAAATTCAATTCAGGAGAGACACTAAAGCAAGGTGGGCTCAGTTTAATCCAATTTTAATGGAAGGTGAACTTGGTTTTGAAACCGATACCGACCAGTATAAATTGGGTAATGGTACAAGTGCGTGGAATGATTTGCCTTACAGAGGCATGGACGCTGTTGATGAATTAGGTGATTCAACCACGTTGATTGTAAATCAAAGAACTACTACAAAGGTAGATAGAGAGTCACAAAAAAATGCTGGCGTTATAATAGCAGGCTCTGTAAATCTTAAAGCTAATGCTTTAATAGGAAGTGTTATTGTTGATATTGCTATTTTTGGATTGCCTGATGATTCATGGTTTGTGGGCGTTGAAGCAATGGAAAATGGTATCAAATATCTTTCTGGTCAGGCTGGCGAATATCGTAGATATGGTTTTTCTTTCGGACTATGGCAATGGCAGGAGGACGGCAGTATTATCCGTTCAGTTCATGAATGGGATTCATTCTGGATAACAAGACCAGTAGGTTCAACCGATTATGATACTTGGAGTAAAACAGGTGTTGAGAAAGTTTTAACAAAAAGAAACAATATCTTAATCATAGATTGGGATGCGATGAATGTTGCTATTCCTCCATCCACTCAAACACAAGTTGGAAGTGGGGCTTCTGATATGAGGTATTGTAAAATCAATCCGAGTAAATATTACAAATTAAAAGGCTATGAAATAAATAAGGTAAATTTATTTTTACCTCAATTCGGAATATCGGCTGAGAAGAAAAATTACCAAGTAGGTATCAATCAATCTACTGGTGCTGTAAACGCTGGTAATAATACCATTCGCATACCTGTTGGTGAAACAGGTAATGGTTCTAATATTGGAGCTAATTTTACTTGGTCAAATACTGTTGATATGACTCAACAGCCTTATCCGAAAGATGTTTACTTTGCTGTAACTTTCAAAATCTTGAAAGGAGACACTCCATTTTCAGTTTTGGGAGTATTGTCTGGAAATCAAGGAAACTCAACGCCTACTCCATCTTTTCTGAAAAGGACGGATAATCCAGACGGAACTATTAAATTGGAAGGAATTTTTCAAGACATACGGACACTTTATACGCTTGGAACTTCGGTGTATGGTGTTTATCTTGGTTATCAATTCAGTAATAATGTAGTAAGCGGAGAAGATTTTGAAATGCAACTTCTCAACGCAGAGATAACTTACACAACTTATCCTGAATATACTGGTAGCAGTGGTAGCAGGATAGAAATGGAAAGATACGTTGATACATCTGTAAAAGATGCTGTAGTGTTTAATCCGATACTCACCACAGATGATTACAACGCATGGGCAACAGTTGAAAAGGGATTAGCATCAGTTCCTATGGAGCCTTATACTACCGAAGAAGGATACAAAGCAGGAAGATTGCCGATAAATACTAATTGCAGAAATTATTGGTTTGGACTTCAAAATACTTTGAAAGCTGGAACAAAATATAAATGCGACATTATAGTTCAAGCAACTGGTATTGATTGGAGCAATTACAGTATGTACACCGTAATTAACGGAACTTCTAATTTTTCAACCGTAAAAAGGACTACTATTGATGCTGAAAACGGCATATATCAGTTCTCTTACTCAGACGCTGTTGCGTCAGACGCTGACCGTACATTTATAATGGCTATCCAACAGACGAAAGATTTTACACAAGTAGTCGAAGGAAATGTGATTATAAAAGAGGTAAGTGTAAACGCACCAGTATCAGATGACACGTTGTTAGAAAATACTATAACAAAACAAATTGTCAATTACATAAATAAACTCAACATTCCTGAACCTCTTAAAGTATATCAAAGCAATTACAGGTTAGATTTATACAAAGGAGCTATTAAATTGCCTGACGGAGATGGTTTCTTTGTTCCTGTGAATACCGAGACAAAACCTTCTAATATGTTTTGCACATTAAGTGGTTTCAAATTGGAAAATAAAGTTGATTGTGAAATTTATTTTTATAAAGATAATGACGACTTTGTTGTAGATACTTTCTTTATCACTACAGATAAAAATGGAGCTAATCGTAGGGTTTTATATGTAACTCCTATTAAAGTGGCAGACGGACTTTACAAATGTGTTTATTCATACACTCCTTCAGCTTCTACTAATAATGATTCAGAAAGTATTCAATTTGCCGTTCAAAATGTAACAGTAGGACAGCTATTACCATTATCCACAACTCTTCAATGGAAGTCTGCTTCTTACTCTCAATATTTCAAAGGAGAGTATGGTGATATGGGATTTGAACAATATGCTATACAAAAAACTGCCGAAGATGTCGTAACATCTGCATTGAAAACAGACGGAGTTACTGAAATAGTAGTTACGGCTAATGAAAATGCCGAAGGATATGAATTCAAAGGCATGAATGCTGTTCAACTTGCTTTGAATAGTATCACTGATGCTTCAGCTTTAAAAAGGTATAGAATATATGTAATGCCTGGATTGTATAAGATAACTAACAGTTCTCAATTTATAGGTAACATAGGTTATCCTGCTATGATATGTATGAAAGATTATGTTGATGTAGTAGGTCATTCCAAAGACAGTGTTATTTTTTGGGCAGAACTTCCATATAATGATGCAGACATAGATACTTCGGTTTCAAGAAATCTACATCAAACTGTTTGGAATTGGGCAACTGAAGCTCATATGAAAAATTGTACCTTGGTTGCTAAAAATATACGTTATACTATACATCAAGATGACGGACGTTCCGCAATGAAAGCCAGATACTACGAAAATGTAGATTTGATATTTATTGGCGATAAAGGAAGTCAGACTTGTTGGGGACTTGGTTCTTGGAACGGAGAAGAGAATTATGTAAAGGGAGGCAAATGTATGGCAGTTTATGGTAATCCATGGAGTTGTCATAACAACACTAATTTCAAATATCCTACAAAATGGAGTTTTGAAGACCATCAGTTCTTTGCTGCAGAAAATACTACAGCGATTGTTCCTCAAAATGACGGTTCATTGTTAAATGATATTCTTAAGCTCGTGGGATGCGGCTTCGGAGGTAAAGCATATGTTGTAAACTACAATCAATTTTGGTTGAAAGGAGGACAATATGCTTCCTTTAATCATGCTGAATGGAGATTGTTTGGTCACAGCAACCAACCGTTCCTGTTCAGTAATTCGGTTAGGGGTTATTCTTTGAGAGTTACTTCAAAAAGCAAGGGAGATAATTCAGTTGTCAGATTTGATGACACATCATCAGCATTTGATGACTTGATTCGTAATCCAAGATACCCAGATAATACTCATATAGCAATTCCTGAATTTGAAATCATCAACGGCTATCTTATCAAAGACGGTTCAGCTGGATTATCGGGTTGGGCTAATGGATGTCGTGACCTTTCAGGGGAAGCATATGGATATGACAACGGAGTAGTTCTTGATAGTTTAGGTAAAAATCTTGGCGACTGTTCTACTAACAACAAGATATTAACTATCAACGTTGACGGTACTGATTATAATATTACTTTCAACAAGAATTACACCAATATGGATAATGCTACTATTTTAGCAGAAATCAATGCGGTGATTGGAACAGTCGCTACAGCAGAATTGTATTCCGTTGGTCAAGAATATTTTCCAGAGATGTCTGACGTGATGGAACACGTTTTGAATGCAAGTACAACCGAGCCTATAATGAGAGGAACAGTTGTTACAATGACTACTAACGGACGTGTTAAACCTTGTGCTGAAGGTGAAAAGATTTTCGGAGTTGCTTTGGACGATATACCAGTTTATTCTATAACTCAAGGAGTAGTCAAGGGATATGGTAGAATAATGAAGCGTGGATATATCTATACCAGTGGCGTAGGTTATAAACATTTTGTTAGAGCCACTTCAAAACCAGAAGTAGGCACGAGGATGAAAGTTGTAGATGGACAACTTGTAGCCGACCAAAATGGAGAATGCGTTGGAAGAGATAGTGGCGTTATTTCGATAAATTGTTAACAGAGTAACTTATACAGTAGATAAGGGAACGAGCTTGATTGCTTTGTTCCCTTTTATTTTTGCTAATGGTTATTTATGTTTATTCTAAGGGGGAATGAGTCTTATGAAATTTAACTCACGAGCAAGCATGTAAATTATCATTCGTACTTACCGAGACACCAAAGTTATAAACCGAGCGTGAACGTTTTCACCAGTAACGCAAAAGAGGCAGCTCTGTCCTTGTAACTGAGGGGTAACTTCTGACAACTGCCGACTATCATACCCAAGTAATTTGTAACAGATGTTTAACAAAGGGGGAGCGAGGGGGTAACATTCTCTGTATCCTAACACCCCAAGTAATATTGAATTTATGGAAGCAAAGAAAACAGTTTGGAGTATCTTCCGAGATTATGTCAATTCAATGGCTATCGGAGGATTGATAACAAGACAAGATATACTTGACTATATCAAAGTTGAAATTGATAGCTTTTCAGCTGCTACAGTTGATTGCAATCGCAACATGAGTGAGAAAGTAGGATATTTAGCCAAGACAAACAAGTCAGGCATATATAGAGTAGTAAAACACTTTGCTGCTGATTATACGGTCAGTCAGCTCAGAAAAGACTACGATAATGGCAGTAGAAATAACAGTAACGAGGATTAACAATTTTGAATATTCCTTTAAGCTATCGAGCAAGAATGGGATAAGACACGTTGCAAAAGCATTGACTTTTCGCAACCCTGACCCTTTTGCCTATTCGTCAAAGATAGAGAAGTTTGATAAAAAGAAATTCACTTTCAAAATAGGCATGTTGCCTACGTTGGAAAAGTATATCCGAGTTCACAACCTTTCATATCAGATTTCAGACTATGATTTCAACCTTCCCGAAGGCGTGGAGATAGACAACCGAATGTCGGGAAAGTATATACATCAACGCAAGGCGGTTGAGGCTTTTTATCGAAAGCGGTTTGGAATCATAGTTGTACCGACCAGAGGAGGAAAGACCTTCATTGCTTCCGAGATATTGCGTATATTCTTGAATACTGTTGATGGTAACTTCTTATTTCTTACCGATAACACAACGTTGTTTAATCAAGCGGTAAATGATATCAAGGAGTATTTTCAGCCGTATGGTGGCATAGAGGTAGGAGAAATCAAAGCTGGCAAGATTGACACTGGCAAGCGTGTAACTGTAGGAATGATACAAACCATACAATCTACGTTCTCTGCCCGATGCAAAGACCGAGTGAAGAAAAGGGAGCTTGATAAGTATTTCAAAACATTGAAGTTCCTTTGCGTGGACGAGATACACGATAACTGTTCCGATGCAAAGCTCAAGACCTATAAGAAAGCCAAGAAATTGGAATATCAACTTTGTCTTTCAGCAACTCCGTATCGAACAGGTACGTTGGTTCAGAACTTGAAGCTCAAAGAATGGAGCGGTGACGTTGTTTACACGATAACCGAGAAGAGGTTGAGAGAAAGGAAGGTATTGTCAGACTATCGGGTGTTCATGCTACTTATTGACCATAATGATATTGAGTACGATGTTGACGTGGAAGATTACAACGGCTATCGAAAAGAGTTGATATTTGAATCAAAACTTCGTAACAAGCTCTTGATGCAGGTTATCGGAATACTCCGAGAGTTGAACCTCAAAACGCTTGTGTTGTTCCAAAGCGTAGAGCATGGACGCAGGGTGGAACGTCTTTCGGGAATACCTTTTATCAGCGGAGAGAATGACAGCGAGGAGCGTGAGCGAGCAAAAGAGGAGTTCTTGGAAGGTGAAGGTGGTTTTCTTTTAGCGTCAAATATCTTCAAGAAGGGCGTTACACTTCCGCAGGTTGAAGTCATGATAAACGTGGACGGAGGTTTGGAGGACGCTAACACTATTCAGAAGAAAGGACGTGTATTGGGAGCAACAAAAACTAAGAGCCGAAGCCTGATAATTGACTTCTTTGATTTGTATGACGCTTATTTCTCCGAACACTCTGAAACAAGGTTAAACACTTATATCGGAGCTATCGGTGAGAAGCGTGTTGGTATTCTTGATACTTCGATTGATGATTGGAAAGAAACAATAAAAAGATGGACAATAAAGTGGTTCGCCGCAGACAAAGATTATTCAGATATGCAGTAGATACATTCGTGGAGTTATTGGAACAAGTTACCAAAAGGAGAGTTAATTACAAATGTAACAACTCTGATACGGCATGTTGGGATAACTTCATGGACACTTTCTCTGACCTTATCGGAGAAGAGTTTGTTAGAAAGTTTTGCGAATATGGTATTCAATCTTGGTTTAATTCAGGAGCAAAGAAGGACTATTCACGAGAAATAAGGTTCAATTGGGTGTTCGGAAAAACCGCCATAGCGAGGTGGAAAAAGTACGACATAGACACCAATGTATACATTACAAGGATTGGACTGAAGAAAGAACATAAAATCAATGTAATAAAGAAGAAAACTGAAATACCAGCGTTAATATCTACTATCAGACCTGTGGAGGAGAAATTCAAAGCAGCCTACCATAATACCAACAGAGGGTTTTTATGGTGCGTAGCAAATACAACTCTGTATTTTCATAAGAGTTCTAAATGTGCAACTTGTAAATTCAAAAACGAATGTAAGGAGCTTCTGAAGAAGGAGTATCCAAAAATATATGTAAAAAGAGGTTATGGCGAAAAATGATGGATTAGCAAGTAACTTCGTTGTTGAGCTTCTTGCGGCTGCGTTAGATAAAAGAACAGTATTTGAAATTGTTAGACAATACTTGAAATTCTCTTATTTGCAAATTGAAAGCGAGAAGAAGCTGTGGCAATGGGTTACAAAAAGATACGACCGAACAGGGAAAGTTCCAACTATCGGTCAAATTCAGCAACAATTCCAAGATGATGAAAATGTATTAGAGAAACTTGAAGAAATATCCGATGTAGAGATTGACGAGCAGGGCGGTCATGAGATGATTGTTGATACTTTCGAGAAGTTCATCAAGAAGATGAAATTTTTGGAAGCTAACGACAAGATTGCTGATTTATACAACCAAGGAAAGAAAGAGCAATCTTGGGATATGTTCGTCAAATACGCTGAGGACTTCTCCAAGTTCTCCATTCAGTCTGCTAAGTTTGAAACCGTATTTGGAGACTTTGCCGAACGTCAAGCAAAAAGGAGGAGCGATGATTGGCAGTTCCGTTATAAGATACCGACTGGTATTGATGAAATAGATTATCGGTTGGGCGGTGAGAACGGTGGCCCAGAGACTGGTGAGTGCGTTCTTTGGTTGGGAGACTCAGGAGCTGGTAAAAGTCAGGTGCTGGTTTCCGTAGGTATATCTGCTGCCCGACAAGGGTTCAGAGTAGCCCACTTTCAGTTAGAAGGTACGAAGGAACAATGTTTGAACCGATACGATGCCGCTTGGACAGGTACGTTGTACCAAGATGTTAAACTTGGTAACATTACCGCCAAGAAGATGGAGGTGACCAAACGTATTATTAAGAAGCTCCGAAAAAGTGATATCATTGTTAGCTCCGAAGAAACCTTCAATGCTAAGACCTTGCCCGATATACGAAGAGAGGTCAAGGAGATGGAGAAAACGTATGGTAAAATTGACGTTATCATAATTGACTATTTGGAGTTGTTAGAAGTAGGAGATGGGCATAACTATACACCTCACGAAGAGCGTTTCAGACAAGCTAAACTTGCTAAGGGGATGAAGATGCTTGCTATGGAGTTCAATGCCGTAGTTCATACCGCTACTCAGTCAAGTAGTATCGGAGAGGAGCAGAAGAACGACCCAGAGTTTGTAATCACCCGTGCTCAACTTTCGGAGGATAAAGGGAAAATCAGACCGTTTGATATTTTCATTACGATTAACCAAACAAGGGATGAGTCCAAAGAAGAGATTATGCGACTTCATACTGATAAGCTCCGAGACTACAAGAACGGTGACCCAATTCATATATGTAATAATTTCGCATACGCAAGGTTTTATGATAGAAAGCGTACATTGAATACAGATTGGGATGAATATGAAACGAGCAACAAGGAAGATTGATGATGCTGACCTTCGTGATTTGTTAATCAATCCGAAGTTAAACCGAAGAGGACAATACATTTGCGATTGTCCTTTTTGCGGTAAAGAGAAGCATTTTTACATATCACGTCAAACTCAACTTTGGGATTGTAAGAAGTGCGGTGAATATGGAAGTATTTACAAACTTCTTAAACAGCTGGACAAAACTTATCTGCTGGGAGGAGCAACGGTTGAAATTCGAGAGACTATTCAGAGCCTTCGGAGTATCGTTGCGGAAAGCATAGAGGAGGATGAGGTGACGTTAAAGGAGCTGCCTGTTATAAAGATGCCTGTGGGGTGGAAAGTGTCCGTAGCAAGCACGAAATACCTATTGGGGCGTGGAATAACTCCTGCTGATTGTAAGCGTTATAATATAGGAGCTACTGATTTGTATCGGAAATACCAAAACTATGTCTTGATACCAATTTACGATGGCGGAAAGATACGAGGTTTTTTGGGACGATACGGAGCTAAGAAAGTTCCATCAGACCGATTAAGATACAATAACAGTGTTGGTACGGAGTTCTCCGAGCTTTTGTTTGGATATGACGAAATAACTGAGAACACTACAACTGTTATATTAGTAGAAGGAATTTTTGACAAGATAGCGGTTGACAAAGTTCTTCATCTATGGGATAGTGAGGAGATAAAATGCGTTTGTACGTTTGGAAAGAAAATCAGTCCAGAGCAATCGAAAAAGTTAATGTTGAAGGGAGTCACAAATGTCATATTGTTATATGATTTTGACGCAATCAAAGACATCAAAAAGTATGGTTTGGAACTTGAAAACAACTTCGTGACAAGTATTACATATACTACAAAGAAGGATATTGACGAATGTACGGAGCAAGAAGCGTTGGAAGTTTTTACCCACCTTCAAAAACCGAGAGAGTTCAACGAAGATGTAATTGGTAAATTAAAGAAGTGATGAGTATGGAACATAAAACGAGAAACTTATCAGTAGCAGAATACTTTTTGGTAATTCAGAAAGAGTATTTGATTGCTGAATTTAGAAAGAAAATATATTACAACCCGAAGGATAAAGCATATTATCAAAGGGTGATGGAGCATAAAGCTAAGAAGATAAATGATATTGCTAAACGCAATCGTTTAGATAGCATACTGAACAATTCCAGCAAGTTAGAAGAGGTACGGAACGAGCTGTTTGATAAACTTGGTAAACCAAAGTTTGAATTAACGGAGCTGGATGTTGAAAATTATTACGCTATCGGGAACGAGTTTTCATATCATGGAGGTATATGGATTTTGGACCAAGTAAAGTCCGATGGGACATTGACACTTTATTCCGCAAAGTTACAAGAATATGAAGATGCGAATAAAGACGATGTATGTCGAATATTGTAGAAAATATAATTTGTTGTTTATCCAATAAATCATTGGGTTTGTCTGGGGTTTTGCTTAACAAAAGTTAAATCTTTGGGCAAACCCAAAAATTTTTTCGATTTTATTTTGCCGTTTGAAAAATTGTCCTTACCTTCGTATCAGAATTGTAAATTAAATTGTAAATCGCAATGGGACAAAAGATGAAAATGTCAGAAAAACTCTATCATAGATATGAGTATCTTGCGAAGAAGTACGCATCCAAGATATTCTCCTATGAAGAACTGTCCTTTGAATTTGAGGACTTGGTTCAGGAGTTCCGCTTGAAAATCTTTACTTCCATAAAATCATACGGCAGGCGATGGGCCAAATATCGGAGAAACGAAGCGTCAAAGCCAGTACCAATCCGATTTTATTTGGAAGCTGCTTGTTCTAACAAGTCCAGAGATTTTATGAAGTATATAAGTAGGGAGAACTACAAAACAAGAATTGATGATATAAACTTCGATTATGGTATTGATGGAGACACTCAGATTGAACCTGGCCATAACAAGTTCGTACTGAACGGAGTTGATTTATTGGAAGGATTGACGGGCAAAGAAAGAGTTATATTTTCACTTTTCTTGCGAGGTTACAATACAAAAATTCTTACCAAAGTTTACTTTAACAATGAGTCAGAGAAACGAGCAAGAAAGGAAATCTTGGACAGTGGCGATGAACCAATTGGAGTAGCAGATATAATAGACTTACAAAAGAGTTACTTGATTCAGAAATATGGTAACGAATTGCTACAACAGAAGAAAGTATTTTCAACTTACAGTTTCGATGAAGAGTAACGAAAACAGTTTTAACAAATAAATAGTAATCATTAAAATCGTAAAAGCAATGGCAACGAAAATGAATGCAGCAACAGCAAAAAGAGTGAAGGCGTTAAAGATTAACGCAAAGAACGAAGAAGAAGCACGTGAGAAACTTCTTGAAATCTTGGTAGAAAACGGAATTGAAGGAATGGAGGAAGAGGAAACTGATACCCTTCTGGACATTGCTGAATCCTTCGTGGAAGACGACAACTCAGGCGATGACGAGGAACAGACCGAAGAGGAAGAAAACGATGAACTTGCCGAGGAAGTTGAAGAAGAGGAGGAAGAAAAACCGAAGAAACCTGCCAAGAAGGCTTCTAAAAAGGTTGAAGAGCCTGAGGAAGAAGAGGAGGATGACGAAGAAGAAACCGAAGAGGAGGAAGAAGATGAGGACGAGGGTGACGAGTTCGCAGAAATGGACAGAACAGCTCTGAAAGCCTACATCAAAGACAATGAGCTTGACATTACCGTTAAGAAGTCTATGACTGATGACGATATTCGTGAGGCTATCCGTGCCGAAGTAGGAGAAGATGAGGACGAGGACGAGGACGAGAAACCTGCACCGAAGTCAAAGGCAAGCACGAAAACCGCTGAAAAAGCAGCTCCGAAGAAAGAGGATAAGAAAGCTGCTGCACCTGCTAAGAAAGCGGAGAAGAAAGCAAAACCTGCTGCCGGCAAACGTGGAACAAAACTTGACCCGAAGAACAACGAAGATGACCGCAAAGCGTTCGCACCGTTGAAGAAGTTGTTCCCTGAAAGTGAATACGCATATGCTTGGGTAGCGAGTGCGGGCGTAACTATCAAACACAAAGGCAAAAACTCTCAGCGTTCTATGGTTCTTATCGAGAACTGCTCAAAACAGGCTGACGGCTCTATCAAGTGTAACTTGTATCTGTTGACCTTCACGAAACAGACCGAGATACTGGACAAAGCAGGTATTGACTACGAGCCTTGCTGGAGTGGAGCACCGCTTATTAAGGGTATTACTCTTGATGAAGCTCTTGAAATCATCACTGACCTTATGGAGCATATTACGGCAACCGTTCAGAAAATCGACAAGAAGCTGGGCGAAAACCGCAAGAAAATGGAAGAGAACTTGGACAAAAAGAAACCTGCCAAGAAGTCAACCAAAGTAGAGGAGCCTGAAGAGGAAGAAGATGAGGACGATGAAGAGGAGGAGGAAGCTCCAAAGAAAAAGACGTCCAAAGCTGCTCCTGCAAAGAAGGCTGCTAAAAAGGTAGTTGAGGACGATGAGGAAGAAGAAGATGAAGCACCAGCTCCGAAGAAGAAAGCTGCTTCAAAATCGGCTCCTGCTAAAAAGACTACCAAGAAGAAATAAACCTGATTGGTAAGCAATAGAGAAGAAGGAGAGCGTGTTGAGCGTTCTCCTTTCTTTTTCTCCCATAGTTACTAAGGGAGAAGAAACGAAAAGAAAATTTCAAAATAATGATTGATATGAATATTCCGAGTAACAATGTTTGCATTCCTGAGTTGGGAGTAGCAAAAACAGAGACCTTTGCAGCGTTGTACCCTGCTATCAATTACTACCTGTTCACCCAGAAGGACTACGAGCCGAGCCGTGACGGAGAAGTTAAGGAGGTGCTTGATTTTAAGACGCAGTTGACCAATCCTTATCGTAGATGTGTAGGAGGTTACGAGCGTGATATAAATGTGTTCTTTTTATTGGCTGAAGCTATGTGGATAGCAATGGGTAGAAAAGATGTTGCCTTCTTGACATTGTTCAATAAAAAGATGGCGGACTTTTCGGATGATGGAGAAACTTTCCATGCTCCTTATGGTTATCGTTTGCGTCATTGGGGCATTCGTACCGAAGACAAATTTGTTAAGGATAACTTGGACGCTTCAAAAGGTTACGACCAAGTAATTGATGCTATCAAAATCTTATCGGAAAACCCGAACAGCCGTCAGGTGGTTATGGAGATTTGGAACCCAAATTTTGACTTGGGATACAAAACCAAAGATATTCCTTGTAATGATATAGTGATGTTGAAGATACGAGAAGGAAAGCTCATCACGACTATCGGAAACCGAAGCAACGACCTTCATTGGGGTTTGCCTACAAATATATTCCAATTCAGCTTCTTGACCGAGCTTATGGCAGGAGCGTTGGGGGTAGAACTTGGAACGCAAACTCATAACTCTCAAAGTCTGCATATCTATGAATGGAACAAGATTGCTAAAACTATGAGCGATTTGTATGCGGAACAAAGAGGAGGTGGGAACGTTATCGGAAATATGTATGAAGATTGCGAAGCCGAAGAACGAAGAATGGACTTCAACTTCAGTCACGAAGTAGCTGTCAATCGTTTCCGTGAGATTGAATACAACCTTCAAATCATTATTGATAACCTTATCCGAGTATCGGAGGGAGAAGAGCCGATTGAGGCTGAAATCCAGCAGTTAGCAGACTTTTCTACTTATCTGTATAACTCTTACCGACTTCTGAAGATATATTTGGAATACAAGCTGAAAATGACCGTTCTCAAAACTTCTGACGAGAAAGATGTAGCACGTCATACCGCTATTTCTGAAATTGAGGTTTTGGAAGCTCATATGGAAGATGACGGAGGAACAGGAGCTATGGGACATAATTGGGATATTTCAATGCTTGCTAAGAACTTCTTTGCCGCAAGGTTATCGAAGAAAGTAGAACATGAATATCTTGGTAAGCTATGACGGAAACATTATCAAAATGGTTAGAGGAAAACAAAATGGTAGTATCGGAGTCAGAACTGGATGGCTCCGATATTATTACCATAGAGGAGGTTGGAACATTTCTTTACCTTCAGCCGTTTGACGGCAAGATAATTGATGAAGATTTTGCCTTTATCCTATCGGATGAAGAATTTGATATATTGGATGAGAAGAAGGTAAATTACATATTGTTTGAATTTGGAAGTAAATTCTATTATTCGGGCATCAAGAAAGATAAAAACCGATACAACGAATTGGTATTCAAACCAGAGTTCAATGACTTCAAATATCTTGGTAAAACGAGTGAACCGAAAGTCATGGACTTCGTTCATTTAGGAGTTCATTCAGAATATGAAATGATGAACGGTTCAGGCTCCTGCGATACGTGGGCGAAGAAAGCGAGTTTTATGGAATGTAAAGCAGTTGGTATTTGCGACAAGAATACTATGGCTGGAGTTCTTTCATTTCAGACAGCTTGCGAAAAGAAGAAAATCAAATCAATAATCGGAGAAACTGTCACTGTGTCGGTTAATTACTCCGAAGATAAACAAAACCAAGAAACCTTTGAGTTGAAGTTTTTCATATTAAACTACGAAGGTTGGAAAAACTTATTGCTCATCAATAAGGCTATAAACGTAGATTACAATGGTTTCATTCCTGATACGCTCCTTTATACTCTGGGGAAAGGACTTTGTTGCGTAGTACCGAAGGAGAGTGAATTGAACTATGTTAAAGACGACAAGAAAGCTGCTATAAAACTTATCGCAAAATATAAGAAAGTATTTGACCAAGTGTACTATCAGATAGACACGGTTGAGTACGTTTCGCAACAACTATTCCGAAAACATCTTGAAAACATTGATACCTATCTTTGCAATTATCGAAAGATGTTGAAACCTATCTTGATAAATGATTCATATTATCTTGATAAGGAAGAGAGCGAATTGAAATCAATTCTCAATAAAGTAAACAACAAGGCAACTCCAGAGTCAAATGACCAATACTTCAAGAGTGTAGCTGATACCATAAATGCTTATGAGGAGTGGATTGAAAACGTAGAGCCTTTGTTTGAAGCTATTGCAACTGGTATAGAGAATGCTTCAAAACTATCTGACTCCATAGACTTCCGTATAAATACAGGAGAGCGTAAACTGCCTCATTTTGAGGTTAAGGATGTTGAAGGTGCATTCTTTGAGGAATTGGAGAAAGGTATCAACGAACGTCTTGGTCATCTGAAACCGAAAGAGATGAAGAAGTACATGAAGCAAATTGAAACCGAGTGTTCTGTAATAGTTCCGAACGGTTTGTGCGACTACTTCATGATACTTTGGGATATTATCAAATGGTGTCACGATAATGATATCAACGTAGGAACAGGACGTGGTTCAGTTTGCGGTAGTCTTGTTGCTTATTGTTTACATATTACAGATGTTGACCCATTGAAATATGGATTGATGTTTGAGCGTTTCTTGAATGAAACACGTGTATCGGGAGAGCGTGCGAAGTCTGCTGACTCTATGCCTGATATTGACGTTGACTTCCCAACCGAGTTCCGTGATGCAGTTAAAGAGTATATCAAAAACAAATACGGATATGCTTACACTTGTAGTATCGGAACGTACACGAGAATGAAGCTCAAGACTTGTATCAAAGACTTCGGAAAGGTCAAAGGACTTTCGTTTGATATGACCAACAAACTTACGAAGGATATTGACGACCAGATTGAATACACTTGGGGAGACTTGATTGAATATGCTTCAAAATCAAAACTGCTTTTCAAATTCGTTCAGGAAAACCCAGAGCTGGTTCACTTGACGAAATATGCCTTGCTCCAGCCGAAAGCGGAGAGTGTTCACCCTTCTGCTGTAGTTATAGTACCGAAGCATAGAGTTGATGGTAGCAATGCCGAGATTGACTTGTGGGAGTGGATGCCTGTAAAGAAAATTGACGGAGTTCTTGTTTCAGAGTGGGAAGGAAAATACATTGACAAATCAGGCTTCTTGAAGGAGGACATTCTTGGATTATCTCAGCTTGATAAGTTTAAGAGTATCTTGACTTTGATAAAGAAAAACACTGGCAAGAGTATAGATGTAAACAAGATACCGTTGGACGATGAAGCAACATTCCGATACTTCAAGCGAGGTTGGAATGAAGATGTGTTTCAGTTCGGTACAACTGGTTTGATGAACTATTGCCGACAAGTGAAACCTGATACGCTTGAAAACCTCATAGCCATGACGGCTCTATTCCGACCTGGCCCAATGGAAATGAACGCCCATGGTGACTTCTCCGATATTAAGAACGGCAAGAAGAAACCTGTGTATGACTTCGGGATGGAAGAGATAACAGGAGAAACATATGGGCTGTACGTTTACCAAGAGCAGATAATGAAAGCTGTTGTAGTAGGAGGATTGACCGAAGTTGAATCAGATGTTCTCCGTACTACTATCAAGAAGAAGGATGTGAAAACACTATCTTCATACGGTGAGAAGTTTAAGACTGGATATGCTAAGTTGCTTGAGAAGAATGGTATTGAGAAGCCGAAGGAATATGCCGAACATGTTTGGGATAAACTTCTTGCCTTTTCAGGTTACGGTTTTAACAAGTCTCACGCTGCGGCTTATTCGATAATGTCGTATTGGAGTCAATGGTTCAAAGTGAACTATCCATTAGAGTTTTGGACAACGGCTCTTCAATTCTCCAAAGAGGGTGAAGTACCATACCGACTTGCCGAGTTGAAGAAAACAGGCGTTGAGGTTGAGATACGTCCACCTGATGTAAACTTTTCCGATATAAATTTCACGTGTGACCCAAAAGAACAACGCATCTTCTTCAGCTTGACGAAAATTAAAGGAGTAGGAGAGGTAGCAGTTCAGAATATCATGAATACAAGGCGTGAAGGTGGGCAATTCTATTCGTTAGAAGAGTTCCTGAGCCGAGTACCTTCAAAGGTGAATAAAACTGTTGTAAAATGCCTTATAGTGGCTGGAGCGTTCGACCTTCTTGAAGGAATTAAAAATCCAAGAGATAGAAAGAAGCTGTTGGAGAAGTATCTTGATATGAAAGGCGACACGCTATCGGAGGAGTATTCAACGCCAGATAGTAACTCAAACGCTTTTTGGATTTTGGAACAAAAACGTCTTACTGGTTTTGGAGAGGTTGATTATGAAAACATGATAAAGGATGCTATACCAAATAAGCGACTTGCTAACATCTTCGTGAATGACGTAGAGTTCTTGGCTACTAAGGAGAAGAAGGAAGTTGCTATTGCTGGCAAACTTATCTACTATAAGGAAAAGGACATCAAGACTGGTACCATGTGTACTTTGAATATAGATTGCAACAATACGATTATCCCAGTACTCATGTGGCCAGATGCTTATGAGAAGATAGGGGAAAATATTGCTGATATAAAGGGATGCGTTGTTGCCCTAAGTGGTACGGTTGAGAAAGATACTTGGAAAAACGAGAAGAAACTGTTCAGTAACAATAGAACAAAGTTATATGTACTGTCCGACCATAAAACTAAATCAACAAGGTTTGATGATTGGAAAAACGGTAAATCGTAAATTAAAATTGGTAAAATTATGTTAGCGAAAATTTTCAACGGAGCTTATCTGAAAAGGCTTGATAACATCAAGCAGTGGCAAGAAATGGACGTTTTCAAAGAGGAAAGCGTGAGTCAACATTCCTACAAAGTATCAATCTTTGGAAGGATATTACTTGAAGACATATTCGGGTTTGATAACGAAGATGCTAAAGTATTGGCGTTCAAACTTGATTGCGTAGATGCGTTTGCGTTCCACGATTGGGATGAAGCGTTGATACTCCGAGATATGTCGCATGAAACGAAGTACAACAATTATAACGGTACGGAAATCAGAACGGCTCTCAATAACCTATCAAGGCATAAAGCAATTGAGGAGTTCGGAGAAGATGACGGAAATAATTGCGGTAATTGGAGTGCAACCGCTCACTTGGTTGTTGGTAACATTACACGTTCAGGGGATGATGTTAAAATCTTTTGTAAACTGGCTGATTGGCTGGCTCTTGCCTTCTATATGAAGAGAGAACGTGAGCTGGGTAACAAGAGCCTAAGTGCCCAATGGGAGCGTGGTAAGGAAGGACTGGAACAGGCGGTTACGAATGTAATTGAAATGTTAAATAGAAAGTTTGAAGGTTATTCTTTGAACTTCTCAGAATTAAATAACTTAATCAAAAATGTGTATGGCGAACAGTAAAGGGAAGGAGATGACCAAAGAGAGCATCGATGGCATCTTCGATGGCATGAACGAATTGCTGGTAAAAAAGAACCATGATTACAAGGGAGCTTCTTTTGACCTTGGGTTGAACGGTAATATGGTTCATCTATGGGACAAAGTTAGTAGATACCGTAACATGGTGGAGAACAAGATGCGTGGAGAACAACCAAACTTCGAGGGCATTGAAGATACGTTGAAAGACATTATCGGATATGCGGTGATTGGGCTCCATATCTTGAAAGCCGAAGAAAACGAAAAGGAGTAAAACGATGAACAAGAAACTCATTACAATTGGTGGTAAAACTTACAAGTTGTTGTTTGACAGCTTTGATGAGGATATGGATATTGACTCTTTGTTGAAGATTGATTATTCAAACCTTATCGGAGAACTTATCACCTTCCCAGTAATTGTAAACCGATTTGGTCAATTACTTGCTGAAGCTGAATCTCAAGTCGCAGAAGCTAAACTCAACTTGGAAGTGTTTGAAGCTAAAACCAAAGAGAGATTGAGAAGTGAATTAGCAGCTGAAAATAATGGCAAAGCTCCTACTGTCGAAGCTCTCAATAATGCGGTTGTAGGCAACAAGGCTTACCAAGCGATGAGAAAGAAGTTCATTGAGGTTCAGAAAACAAGAGACTATATCAACTCAATCTTTTGGTCAGCCAAAGATAAGAGCGAGAAGCTGGACAAACTTTCTCTTACCGTTCAGCAAGGTGATATTGCTGATTCGGTTATCGAAGGGAGAGTAAACAACGTTTTAATAAAAAGAACGAAAAAATTGATTGATTAACAATAAATTGTAGATTACAAAAATGGCAAAGAAAAGTTCAAGTGGAGGTTTGCGTTCACAGTTGAAAGCAACTCCGATTAAAAAGCTGAAAAAGCGTGTCGATGAAGACAATGAAATGGTAGGAGTTGGTAGCAACGAGTATCTGAATTTGGAAGACGGTAAAACGTTGAAAATTCGTATATTCCCAGCTCACCCTGGTGTTGAAGACTTCTATATTCCAAAGAAGTGTTACTGGCTTACCGTTGCTGGTAGGGATGGAGACCCAAGACGTACTACGGTGCTTGACTCTAAGGTTCACGGAGGTACGAAGTGGGATTTGGTGGAAGAGTATGTAAAATTCGCCAAGAAGAAATGGGCGAAAGATGCGGACAAATTGGACGCTCTTACAGGTACTGGTCAGAACCAAAACAGCCTCAATCCTTCTTACACTTGGTTATGCTACGCTGCACAAGTTACGGCTGACGAAGAGTTGCGTGCTAAGTTGTGGGAGTTCAAGAAAATGGTTCGGGATGCGATGAACAAGCTGGCGTTCTCCGAAGATGAGGATGAAGCAATTGAAGTTGACCCGTTCACTGACCCAGATGAAGGTCTGCCTATCTTGGTTAAGTACATGAAAAACCCAAACAAGAAAAAGGGCGAAAACTACTATGAAGTATCATTCCCGAAGAAGGTATCAGCCAGACCGCTTACTGATGAGGAAATTGAGTATTTCATGACTCTGAAACCGCTTACTGAAGTACTGCCGAAATACGGTATGAGAGACTTTGAGAAAGCGTTGGAAGGCTTGCAGAACTTCGATGAGGAACATGAAATGGAATTGTTCGAGGACGATGCTTGGCTGGAACACGTTGAGGAAATCAAAGCCCAGTATGATGGCGAAGAGGAGGAAGAAGATGACAAACCGTCCAAAAAGAAAACTTCCAAGAAAGTTACCAAAAAGGTAGTTGAGGAAGAAGATGAGGACGAGGGTGATGATGACTCCGATGACGAAGAAGAGGAGGAGGAAGAAAAACCCAAGAAAAAGTCAGCGAAAGCTCCTGCTAAGAAAGCTACCAAGAAGGTAGAAGAAGAGGAGGAAGAAGATGACGAGGAGCCTGAGGAAGCAGACGATGAAGAAGAGGATGATTCAGATGAAGCTGAAGACGATGGCTTGGACGACATGGACAGAACTGAACTGAAAAAGTACATAAAGGAAAATGACTTGGAAGTATCGGTTAAGAAGTCTATGACGGATGATGACCTGCGTGAAGCTATCCGAGAAGTGATGGGTGGCGATGACTCTGAGGAAGAGGATGACGAAGAAGAGGAGGAAGCACCGAAAAGCAAAGTTTCCCTGAAAGACATCAAAAAGAAACTTGCTGGTAAATAATTTCATCTACTTTCATATTGTTAACAACGAGATAAGCCAGCGGTTGAAATATATCGTTGGCTTATTTCATATAAAACAAAAAGTTTATGGCGAAAACGAAAAGCATTATTGATAAGATTGTCGACAAGTTCAACTCTGAGGATGTTATTAAGTTCTCCGATAAGGACGGATTCAAAGACGTGAAGAGCTGGGCACATACAGGCAGTCCTACGCTTGATTATAACCTTCGGACTTTCGGACTACCGACTGGTATCATAGAGATAGCAGGCAAGAGCCGTAGTGGTAAAACTACGTTGGGACTTATGGCCATGAAATACTTTCTTCAGGAAAATCCAGAGGATGGTATTGCCGTCATACTTTCGAGCGAAAACCGAGACAACAAAGACTACGCATTACAGCTTGGCTTGCCCGTTCACAGAATAATTATAATCAAGGTAAAATATGTTGAGGCGATGTTCATGCAAGTTAAGAAACTTGTTATGGATGCTGACGAGGTATTGAAAGCCGAGAAGATGAAGCCCAAGTTTTTCTTTCTTTGGGATAGTTTGGGCGCAACTCTGTCGAAGTCCGAGCTTGATACGATGGAAGAGAATACCAAGCGGTTGGAGAAGGAGCTTCAGAAAGGTTCAGAGGTTGAGGACATTGAGTTGAAGAACGAGAAGATGATGGCATTTGCGAAAGAAGCTAAGAAGTTTGCGAAGTCAATCATGTCCGAAATGTACACCCATATAATGCACTTTGTAATGCTGAATCACCAGTACGAACAAAGCACTATGGGTATAACTACCCGAAAGAGTACAGGTGGAGAATGGGTTGAGCTTATGCCTACTATCCGTTTGTCGATGAAGCTAATCAAGCATGAGAAAATTGACGATGTAGAAGTTGCTCAGATAACCGAAGTGAAGGTTGTGAAGAACGACTTTGGAAGCCGAAAGAAAACCGATATAAGGATATTGCTTGGTTATGGTATAATCTTATCTCAAGAGGACATTGACTATGGTTGTGAGATGGGAATAATTAAGAAAGAAGGAGCGAAGAAAATGAGCTTTTTGAACGGAAAGCTGACGTGGAGTTCTCCGAGAGAGTTATTCAAACATTACTACGACCATAACAAGTTGTTGGTAGTTCTTCACAACAAAATCAAGAAGTCTATGCAGAATGATTTGGTTGAGTTGAAGAAGTCTCTGGCTAACGGACTTGAAGAGGAGGATGACAATTAACAGCGTTTATAAGGAAAATGTGAATTTATGAAGAAACAAGCAATTGGAATACTTGTAAATGACGTTCATCTTGATAAGGACAACGGTGAGTTGGTGAAAGACATTTTTCGTCAACTCATCAGTCTTTGTCGGGAGTATGACACCAACCGTATATTCTGCGGGGGGGATGTATTCACCAACCGTTCGGGTCAGCCGTTACAATGCTTGACTGATTGGAAGGAAATACTGGTTATGATATCCGAAGAGGATATTGAATTACACGTCATTCCAGGCAACCATGATAAAACAGATAGTGATGATGAAAAGAGTTATTTGGACGTGTATAGTGAGCCTTGTGTTAATCTTTATCGCAGTGGCGTTCGTAAGTTTATTGGCGGGTGCGTTGTTGCTTTTATTCCTTACTTCAAAGATGATAAATGGTTATCAGAATATGAAAAGGTTTTTGAGCAAATTGAATGCAACTTTCAAGAACAAGATATTGAAGCCGATACTCCGTTGATATTGATAACTCATTCAGGGTTTGACGGAGTAGTAAACAATGATGGGTCAAGAGTATCTTCCATTATTAAACCTTCGATGTTTGAGGATTGGACGAAGGTATTGATTGGGCATTACCATAATGCTTCTAAGTTAGCGGATAATGTTATATACACTGGTTCTGCTTATCAAAACAATTACGGAGAGAATATCACTGATAAGGGTTTCACGGTCATATTCAACAACGGTTCAACCAAATTCGTTCCTTCTAAGTTCCCGAAGTATATCAAGGAAGTAATTGATGCGAACGACAAGGAAACTTTGATGAACCTTTTGGAAAAGTATGAAGGCGAAGAGTACGACCATATCAGATTTGTATTCACTGGTAAGAAGGTAGATTGTCAAAAGATAAACATTGCCGAGATACAAGGTAAATATGGTATAGACTGCAAATTCCAAAGTGTAGAGGAAAGAGAAGCAATTGAATTGTCTGAATCTGATAGCATTCTTGAATTTGACTCAAAGACTATCCGAAAGGACTTTATCAAATTTTGTAGTGAAAATCAAATATCTGGTAAAAGACTTACATATGGATTATCTTTGATAAAAAGGGTGTAAGTTTATCCACCGCAGTTATTAGTAGTCAAATAAATACAAAAGATATGAAACCTATTAGATACATTTATTTGACTACTTGTCTTGCTAATGGAAAGATATATGTTGGAAGACATGAATTGAATGGAGATAAGAAATACATTGGCAGCGGAGAACTTTTCAAACGAGCCGTTAAGAAATATGGTAAGGATAAATTCAAACGAAAGATATTGAGACTTTGTTATTCACTTCATGAGTTGAGAGTTTGGGAACACGTCTATATTGTTAAGCATAAATCATACATTCGTAGTATCGGTTACAATATAGCAAAAGGAGACGTTAATACCAGTGAATACAATCCTGCTAAACTTCCCGAAGTTAAGGAGAAGATAAGGAAGGCTGCTAAGAAGCGATTATCAGACCCAAGGAATAATCCGATGTATGGAAAGCATAATCCTCATACAGAAGAATGGAAGAAAAGACATTCTGAGATTATGAAAGGCAGGAAGCATACCAAAGAAACAAAAGAAAGAATTTCAAATTCTCAAAAAGGAAAGAAAAATCATATGTTCGGCAAACACCTTTCTGAAGAAACAAAGAAGAAACTTTCAGCAGCATTCTCAGGCAAGAACAATCCAATGTATGGCGTTAGTATATCGGGAGAAAAGCATCATTTCTATGGTTCAAGGTTTATATGGATAAATAACGGAGTTATAAACAAAAGAGGCAAGATTGACGAGCCTATTCCAGAAGGATGGAAGAAAGGTAAAATTCAAAAATCAAGAAAATGAAACATAAATTGGTAAAAATATATGATGTTGAAGTTGATGAAAAGAAAGGAGTAATCAATTCAGCAAAAGTTAAGGAAATATGCGATTTGAATAAAATCAATAAACCTTATATTCTAAACAAGTTGAAGAAATTCAACGTCTGTCTTCCTAATTTCGGAGGCTACATAGATAAAACAGATGAGGATGGGAACGACTATTGGAATATATTAGTTTGGTGTCTTGATGATAATAATCATTATGTAAGTGCCGTCAAAAGTATTTATGAAATGGGGGAGGAAGGAGAAGCTGCTGAAATAGTATTTGATGGTTGTGAGCACGATATACGTGTTAATTCAATAATGGCTGCCGCTTCTAACGGATACATAACTTCAAAAGAAGAATTTGAAAAATTGTTGAAATCTAATTATCTTTGGTAAGGTTATGTGGAATCCAGAAAAAATTGAAATGTATAATTTGTTTGCTCATAAAGAATCAATTTATGAATTTAAGCAAAACAAATGTGTAATGATTTTCGGAAGAAACCAAACTGACCGAAATTTAGAAAATAACGGAGCTGGTAAGACTACGTTGTTTGAAGCAATCTGTATAGCTCTTACCAATGAGAGCCTACGAGCTATCAAGAAAGATAGTTTCATCAATCGGGATGAGGAAGAATGTAAAATTGTGTTTCATCTTTACAATCCTGTATTGAAAATGAAACTCCGTATCAGTCGTCAGTTCTTTCGTGGAAACAAGTCAGCAAAGATTGAGATATGGGAAAACGACAAGTTGAATAAACAAGTCGTATCGGTAAACGAAGCAAACAAGAGAGTTCTTGAGCTTATTGGGATAAGTCGTGAAGACTTGCTAAGATACTTCATAATCAGTCAAGATAATCGGTACACGTTCTTCACCGCCAGTGATAGCGAGAAGAAAGAAATCATGAACCGTATTACTTCTGCTGATATGATTAACCCAGTCATTGAAGAACTTGATTTGCGTTACAAGGAAAAGAATGCCGAATACAAGGAGATTGATGATGAGATAGGTAAGTTATCTGATAAGAAGGAGCTATTGGTGGAGCAAAGAGAAGAAGTGCTTGCTAATGATAATACCGAAGAGGAGTTGAACGAGCTATCCGAGAAGATAACTGAAGCCGAAGAAGAGATTGGTGAAATTGACGGTAATTTGGATAAGTGGGAGAAGGCGGTCAAAACAAAAGAGGAACAAATTCAAGCGATAACGGTTGAAGATACTACTCAACTGAAGAAAGACCGAAAGAAGCTCAAAGAAGAAATGGAGGAGCTTGATTCAGAATTATCCGAGAATAAGAGAATGGAGAAGAAGCTCAAAGCAGAACTTGAAGATACCATAACTTGTCCTAATTGTTCTCATGAATTTATACACGAGTCAGAGTTGGATTTGTCGGTTGAAGATACAAAGTCATTACTTGCTGAAGCTCAAAGCGAGATTAAGAAACAAACCAAGAAATATGAGGCAAAAGAAACTAAACTCAAAAATTTCAATAAGAAGATAAAGGAAGCCGAGCGAGCCGAAGAACTTGTTGGAGAGATTGAAGAGGAGAAAAGCGGTTATGAACGTAAAATAAAGAACAAGACTCAAGACCGTGCCGACCTTCTTGTAAAGATAGAGAAATGGGAAACCGAGAAGAGAGCTATCAAGAAACGCAAGAAGGACGACAAATTGTTAAACAGTCTCAACCAGCGTATCGGGGAATGTGATACCGAGATAGAGAAGTTGACCAAACAGCTCTTACCAATCAGCGAAGAGATGGAGACAATTAAGTTCTGGCAGTTTAATATGGGACGTTCGGGGTTCATGACTTATCTTGCGAACAAATCAATCAAAATAATCGAAGGTATCACGAACAGCTATTTGAGAAAGTTCGGTGTTGATATATCCGTACTCATCAATGGATTTACCATTTTGAAATCAGGTGAGGTGAGAGAAAAGATTGATGTGTTTGTTTTGAATGACGGAGTTACCGCTGAACAATTCTTGGCTAAGTCAGGAGGAGAAAGAGGACGTGTAACGTTGGCAGGAGTTCTTGGAATTCAGCACCTCATAAATCTATCCACGAACGGACGTGGATTGAACCTTCTTTGCTTTGACGAATGCTTCCATGGAATGGATAGCAAGGGTCAAGAAAATATCATCAAAATCTTTGAAAAAATGGGTATTACTATTTTGGTGATAACCCAAAATGTTAGTGAGTCTTTCAACAATGAGAACACACTCTACGTGGTTAAGGAGAAGGATGTCAGCCGATACGTGTAAACTTCTCAAAGTTTATTAGAGATAATATGAACGGTGTAAACTTTTATTATAGATGGAAAATAACGAATGGATAAAATACATAAAAGACAAGAAGTTAATTACAATTGACCCTGGCAAAGAAGGTGGGATTGTAGTGTTTTCGCTTGACCGAAACGAGATAATAATGGTGACTCATATGCCTGAAACTCCTCAGGACTTATTGAACTTTATCACGAAGTATCAGAAGAATGCTACATGCTACTTGGAAAAGGTAGGAGGATTGCCAGGAATGGGAGGCAGCTCAATGTTTAATTTCGGAAAGGGTTTTGGTCACTTGGAAATGGCTCTTTTATGCAGAAAGATACCTACTATGGAGGTTACTCCTCAGAAGTGGCAGAAGGAGCTACAATTGGGCACGAAAGGTAAGAAAACCACGACGCAGTGGAAGACTAAACTGAAAGAACGTGCTCAACAACTTTATCCGAGCGTAGGAGCGAAGTTCAACTTGAAGACAAAACAAGATTGGATGAGAGTTTCAGACGCTCTTTTGATTTTGGAGTATGCGAGAATAACAGAAAAACGAAGATAGATATGGTAAAATTTATTTGTAGAAATGAAGAGTGCAAACGAAAGGGAGTTGAAGATGAGTACTATTCAAACACCTATCGTGTAGTTGATGGACATCTTCAAAGCAATAATGCTCCTTGTCCTTGTTGCGGACAAATACGAGAGGAAATCAATCCAAACAAGGATATTCCACTCAGCGAAAAGAATATTGATATTGCTAAGTATTCCAGTGCTTCACCCGAAGCTAAAAGAGCAATGTTGAAGCAGCGTTCTCACGACCATTATGAAAAGGAAATAAAACCTTTCAAGGAACATCAACTTCACGAAACAGTTAAACAATTTAAGGAAGCAAGTAAAAGTTGATGTTATGAGTTTAGAAAGCATGTACTTCAAAGCCGATTATCATTACAAGGCGAAACTTGTCAATAAATGGATTGCGATAATCAGATACTCACCGAACGAAAAGAGAGTCAAGGCGTATAAGAATTTGGTATTCAAAATGATGAAAGATATTGTCAAGAAAAACATTGCTAATTATCTCAATCTGCTTCAGAATACCGAAGTGAAGGACATGCCCGACAGAGACGAGTTGGTTGCTGATTGTTATATCATCTTTGATAAGTGTTTAGAAAAGTATATAATCAAAGGCAATTACAATTTTTATTTCTATTACAATAAGTCTTTGTCAAGAAACTTTTACCGAGATTATCAAAAAGAGCTACAAAGAAGCAATGGTCATGTAGAAATATCCGAAGCCTTGGAAGCCGTGAATAAAGGTTTTCACGATTATCGTCAGCCTGATACAACGGAGCTTCTAATGGAACACCTTGGTTTGGATGAACTGGAGAAACGGATATGTCGTTCAAGAATGTTGGGTCAAAAAACTTCCGAGTTCTTGAAAGACAATCTCGATGTAACAAACGGACAATATTCACGTTGTCTGAAAAAGATTAAAGAAGTATTAACAACATCTCAAGAAAAAGGAGAAATTTGATATGGAAGTCAACATTTATCAGAAAGCTATCGAACAGCTGGTATTGGAAGGAAATACAATACTACAAGTGTGTACTCCGAACAAGGATGAGTTCTTGTTCTTTGCCGTGTATAAATGGCAAGAGGGGTATTTCAATACAGCCCAATCTATTGACTTTAACACAGTAGAAGGCGTGAATATAACAGAGTTTCTTACTAAGAATGCAGCGATGTGCTCTAACAGAACAAACTTTATGTCGTTATTCAACCGAGTAATGGAAGAAGGAGTTTTGGTGCGTTGCGAGTTCACGAAGAGTGCCACTTGGTTCAAGTGGGCAGCTCCGAATGGTACAAAGAAACTGTAAAAGAGAATGAAACCGAGTAGATATCAAAGTACAATTTACAAAGTATTTCAAAAGACTAACAAAGATATCAACATTTCAGCGGTTGCAGGTTCAGGGAAAACTACGGTGTTATTGGAACTATTGAATTATATTCCGAAGGATGCCAGTTCCCTGTTCCTTGCTTTTAATAACTCAATCATTGATGAGTTAAAGGAGCGAAACAAACGAAGAGATGTTGAAATCATGACTATACATTCTTGCGGTTGGCGTTCGATATTAAGCCGATACGGAGGAAGGGTGAAGATGAATCCAAACAAGGGTATTGCTAAGACCGAGCGAGCGTTGAAGGGTTTTGAAGACATTCCCGAACAGAAGCGTGGTTGGTACTACTTTATCATTCCAAAGATACTTGACCTCATGCGTTGTAATCTATGCGAGAATACCGAAGAAGCAATCAACGAGCTATCCGAACACTATGATTTGAATATCGGAGAAACGGAGGTAAAAGTTGCTATGAAGGCTTTTGAGCTTCTGATTAAGGATAAGGGACAATTTGATTTCATGGATATGATATATGTTCCTGTGACTGACCCTTCGATACGTTTCAGAAAGTATGACTATGTATTTTGCGATGAAAGCCAAGACTTCTCAATATGCCAACATCAGTTCATAAAGAATTGTTTGAACCGAAAAGGAAGGTTGGTGACTGTAGGAGATAAAAGGCAAGCAATATACGGCTTCGCAGGAGCCGACGCAGAAAGTTACGAACGACTGGCGAACATTAACGGGCAAGCAATTAAACTGCCTTTGAGTGTGTCTTATCGGTGTGCTGTTAATATCGTGAAGGAAGCTCAGAGGATAGTACCTGAAATATCATACGCTCCGAATGCCGAAGAAGGAACAGTCAAGGATGGAAGTCTGACCGAGATAGAACAAGGTGATTGGATACTTTGTCGAAATTTGAAGCCGTTGGTACAAACTTATCTTTGGTTAATGAAAAACAAAATCAAATCAAAGATACGAGGAAAGGAGATTGGCGAGGGTATTCTTGGACTGATAAGCAAAACAGGAGCTAAAACAATCAACGGCTTGTTCTCTATGCTTGAGGTTGAAAAGAATAATCTATTGAGAAAGCTGGAGAAACGAGGAGTACGGAAACCGAGCCTACACCCAAAGATGGAAGTGCTTCAACAAAAGATAGAAGTTATTGAATGTCTTTGCGAGGAGGTTGAAAGTGTAGCCGAATTGAAGAAGCTAATTAACAACATTTTTAGCGATGATATTAAAGGCATAATGTTATCTACTATTCATAAGGCGAAAGGCTTGGAGAATGAACGTGTCTTTTTCTTACTTCCAGATATAATACCTTCAAAGTATGCCACTCAACCGTGGCAGGTAGAGCAGGAAATGAATTTGAAGTATGTCGCAATCACCAGAGCTAAACATACTTTGATAAAGGTTTACACTCCTACCTTCTTGGAAGATATTAAAAGTAAGATTGTGTTATGAAAGTTTATGCTATTATCTACAAAACAACTTGTTTAGTCAATGGAAAGATATATATTGGACAACACTTCGTTAAGAGTCAGAAAACTCTTGACCCTTGGTATATAGGAAGCGGCAAGCCGAAATTTGAAAGAGCTTTGAATAAATACGGAGTTGATAACTTCAAACGAGAAATTATTTGTAAGGTTACAGTATTTGATATTGCTCTTGTAAACTTTCTTGAGGAGTTCTTTATAACAAAGTATCAATCAAGAAACGATGATATTGGCTACAACATATTGAATGGTTCGGTAGCCGAATGTAATCCAATGTCTTTGAAAGAAGTTAGATTGAAAGTTAGCAAATCAATGAAACTACTATTCAAAGACCCAAGAAACAATCCGATGTACGGAAAGAAACAAAGCGAGGAAGCAAGACGGAAAATAGCAGAAAAAGCAAAAGGAAGACAAAGTCCAAGAAAGGGAGTAAAATTGTCTGAAGAAACTAAGCAGAGAATAAGAAAAGGAGTCAAAGTAAAGTGTTTGAGTGATGAATTTAGACAGAAGTTATCGGATAGTCATAAAGGAATTTTGTTAGGTGAAAAATCTCCTAATTTCGGCAAGTTTCTTATAAATAACGGCAATATAAGTAAGATGCACCCGAAGGATAAACCGATACCAAGAGGATGGAGAAAGGGTGGGTTACCACGCAGAGTTATTATTCAAAAATAGAAACGATTATGGAAGATATTGGAAAGAAAGCTCACGATGATGAGTTCAACAAAGGAAAAGAGGATATTGGTAAAGCTCCGAGAAAGTTCATACCAGTTCCCAAAGTAGATAAGAAAGGCGACAAAGGCAAGAAACCTGATAAATGTAAAAAGTGATGGATAAGCCAGCGAAACCCAAAGACAAATTCTATCTTCTCAGAAGAGAAAGAAAAGAGGGAGAAGGATATGAGTATATTCAGCATATTGTTTCTCCGAGTCACGATGACGGTTTATCAACGTCTTGTTGGCCAGAGTACGCTTGGAGAGGGCAAACGCTTCTTGATATCAAGAAAATGAAATACTTGATAAGTCTTCACCGATATTACAAAGATAGTGATTGGGCACTGGTTAAGTATGAAATGGAGGTTGATACTCCTTCTTGGTCACATCAGCCTGAAAGAAAGGAATATGATAACTTGTACGAAGCAAACCGAAAATGGCGCAAGTTATCAGATAAAGAGAAACAAGAACTTGAAGAATACAAACAATTTGCATTACAAAGATATGATAGCAAAGGATAAACATTATTATTACAAGGGCAATGAATATGTCGTTGTAGGTTTCACTAAGATGAAATCAACTCTGGACGGAACATGGGTTGAAGCCGTCCAATACAAAAGAGCAACCGAAGTAGATGAACCGAACATAGAGCCGTTCACGAGAGAGAAGAGCGACTTTGAGTACAAGTTTATTCCAGCCGTTCTTGAAGTAGATATGGAGATTGTTGCCGTATCTATGGGAAAGTTGGTTGCTGAATATAAAGTTACCGAAGTAGGAGAAGACAATGCAACGGCAATGAGTCCTTCTGACGTTGAGTTGGTAGTATCCAAGAATGTTGATTCATATGGAGAGCTTACCAAAGTATCGGGTGGAGTGCCTTACACTGCTGAATACTGTGTAATGATGCCTGATATGAAGAAGAGAGTCAGCAACCGAACGATTATCACCGATATGTCGGCAGCTTTGTCAGATGCGGCTGTAAGAGTTCAGCAAATCAGTGCAAGCTCCGAGACTTATGACCTTCAATCCGCTCAAGCATCTATTGACCAGACTTTGCAAATGATATATACTAAGTTTGGAGTTTGATACTATTTTCCATATTCTTGACGTTTATTGTGAAAGGAGGGTGCCGCAAGACATTCTCCTTTTATTTTTACAAAGTTATTAAATACAAATCATTAAATTGTAAAATTATGTCACGAAGATTTACACCCGAAAGGATTGACGAATTGAAACCAGACGAGATATTTGTCTTTGGTTCCAATATGAATGGGGCTCACATGGGAGGAGCTGCCCGCATAGCCTACGAGAATTTTGAAGCGACTTGGGGCGAAAGCGAAGGATTGACTGGACGCTCTTATGCTATCCCGACTTTGGACGAGAACATGGAGAAAGTATCGGAGAGTGCGTTGGAAGCGAGTATTGACAAGTTCATAGACTTTGTATTGAATAATCAACAATTGACGTTCTATCTGACAAAGATAGGTTGCGGAATTGCTGGTTGGGATATAGAGGAAGTGAAGAGGATATTTTGTAAAGTTATCGAAGATTACAAACCTGACCCAGAGTGTTCATTGCCTGCTAATTTAATAATCCCAAAAGAGTTCTATGATGGAAAATAATGAATGGCCAGAAAGAAGCGAAAAAGACGCTTTGGAAGAAATGAGAAAATCAACGTCTCAAGAAGAGTTCCGAAGAGAGTATTTGAATGAACCTATATTACCAAGAGACTTGGATGGGTTGAGACCTTCTTGCGTAATAATAGACGATATGGGAGAACAATGGCAACCTGCTAATCGTAGAGAGGTTGAAGAGTTTATGAGACGATGTAACATTTGGCCTCACATTCAGGAGCCTGACGGGAACGGAGTTGCTATTTTGAAACTTCCTTCCTTATCGAAGGAGAAACTTGAGGAGTTCAAAGCTGAATGGGAGAAGTGGGCTATGAGTTCGCAACCAATAACGGTTATTGACCCTGAAGCAAGCATAGAGTTCATTCCAGCTAAAAGACCTCACCGACTTCATAATCATCCAAGAATGGAAGTTGAGCTTGGTTTATCCGAAAACGAAGTAATTGTTGACCAAGAGTTCGTCCACCTATTCAAGAGCGTTCGCCCAGTACGAGGTAGAAGGAGAAAAGTTGGCGTTGACCATTTCGTTGTTAGCAAGAAAGAATTTTTGGAACTAATGGAAGAGTCAAGGGGGGCAACAGATTATGACAACGAGCTTCTCAGACCGACCTACGAAAGAAAACGCATTGAAAGACGTTTATAGCGTGCTTGTAAACTCATATAATTCTGTTGCGGGCGGTTTTCTTTATCAACCGTTAGACTTATTATCAAAACCGAATACAACGTGGCATACGTGCCTACAAAATGGGAAACTGAAATGTGTAATGATTCACAAAGAAACTCACGTTGGTAAGAAGGTCATAATGTGCGGTTGCGATGGAACAAGAGAAGGGAAGAAAGCGTTGGTTGAAATTCTCTTGAATTGTCTAACTGATAAAGAGGAACGATATTGGTGCGAGGCAAGCGATGCGATTGAACATTGGTTAGTTAAGCACGGTATGGAAGCCCACCCGAACGAATGGTGCGCAGAATTATTGGAGAAAGAAGGAGAAAAGATTGAGTATTGCGATGATGGCGTCCATTACATTCGCAAGATTAACGGAGTTCCAAAAGTAAAGGCAATATATGGAAATTTATGCGATAATAGAATCAACTACAACTCTTGATAAAATAAAGGACTTGGTAAGCAAGATGAATGACTTTGAATTCAAATGGGATACAACTACTAATCGTATTGCTTACCAAGAATACAAGAAACAGCTGAGAGAAGCGTTCAACCGTCTCCGTTACGAAAGTAGCGAGGATTGGGAAGAAGCTAATCAGTATATTGACGAACATCTCAAAATATTGAGTATATGGTAGAGTAACATGAAACGACTTGATAAAGAAAAGATATTGAATGGTGAGCCAGTGTTTCCGTTATCCGAGCCGATTATTGATAAAAGCAGACCGAAAGTGAAGATTAAGCAAGTACCGACTACTTGTCATACAGGCAAGCTATCTTATCCAACGGCTGAGGATGCGGAACGAGCCACAAGGTTATTAAAGAAGAAACATAAAGGAGGAACGAAATGGTACAAGTGCGAATATTGCGGGCAATACCATTTGACTTCGATTAAGAAACAACGTAAAGGAAAGATGAGGTTTTGATATGTTTTGGAAGTATATAAAGAGACTTTGGTGTAAACACCCTTATTGGGAACATACTGTAACGGAATTTGCTAAACCCAAATACAAGCACGTTAAAGGTTGGAAAAGTAAGTGCAAGCTAAGATACGATATTTGGGAAGAAAGACGTTGCGAGCGATGCGGAAAGTTATTGGGGATGGCGAAAGTAAAAGCCGACCTAACTCAATGGCAAGTTGAAAAGAGATTTGGATATTGTAAATAAAAGTTTATGCCTAAGATAATAATTTGTAGAGGACTGCCAGGGTCAGGTAAAACTACTTGGGCAAAAGATTATGTTCAACGCAATATCTTCAATCCTGCGGTAAGAGTAAACCGAGACGACATAAGGAAGATGCTTGCTATAACATATAATACTTTGACCGAAGAGTTTGTGAAGGGAATTGAGCGAGATATGATAACAAACGCTTTGAACTTTGGATTTGACGTTGTAGTTGATGATACCAACATATATACTTCGGCAGCAGAACTTATAGTAGCAGCCATAGAACAATCCGACTGGGAAACGGTAAAAGTTGAGCTCAAAAGTTTCTTTGATACTCCTATTGAAACTTGCGAAGATAGACAAATGGAACGAAGTCCGCAAGAGCGAGTACCAGACTACCGAATCAGGCAACTCATGGATTATTATGAGAAGTACGGAAAGAGATTTGAAAACTATCTAAAAAGAAGCGAGTGTGTAATATAAAACGATTATGGAAAATAAAATCATTGTAAGCCAAGACGTATTTTGTAAGATACAAGAAAAGGCAATGTATTACGGTCAGGAGCCTTTCAAGGTAAATATGCCTGAAGGAAGTCAGGAACGTAGAAAAGAAGCAGTAATTGAGGTTGATAAAACTCTCAAAGAGCCTACGTTGATAGCAAAGGGAGAAGTTGCGGAAGTTATATCAGAATTATTGTTTAGAATATGACATTAAAGGAGCTTGAAGATAATTTATTGCTAAGAGATGAGAATGTAGAATTGAAAGAAGATACGTTTTTGTCTTTTCGCATATTTATATATTCGCTAATGGGTAAGAGAAAGATATTGACCTATATGGATAAACAAAAAGAGTTCCGAGTAAACAAAATATCCGACTACCCAGACCAAGGCAAACAATACCCTATTTGTGTATTAAGAGTAGAAAGATTGCGATTGAAGAAAAAAGTAGTGAAAGCGAAGAGAAGCGCAACCGATAAGACTTGATACGCAAATATAAGTATAGGTAATGAATTGTAATCGCAAATAGAAATGGATAAGAGTAAACAGATAACTATTCCAGAGGACGTAGTAAACCCAACGGAGTATAAGAAGATGCTTGCCTTGGAGAAACATCCAATAATTCGCAACACTATGTATATAAGTAGCGAAGGAGACGAAATCAATATTGGAATGTTACCTCATAGGTTGGCAAAACATATAGAACATCTCAGTAGCAAGGAGCAAGAGGATATATTGGAACTCAAGAGAAAGTATAATCAGCTGAGAGCGAAGATAAGCACCGCAAAGTCTCTTGCCTTTGGGAGAGCTGGGAGATATGGAGGTAAGAGCAAGGATGAATTAGCTGTATATAAACTAAGTCCGTTTGAGGAAGATATTATTGAGCTACTTGGGCGTATGTTTACCGTAGCAGAGGTTGTAAAGATAATGGGCGAGGATAACGGAGTAATTGTCAACGAGGATGATGTCAAGGGAATACTGAAGAAGCATATTGTTGAGATAGAGCGAAAGCGTGAGGAGTTCCGAAACCGAGTAGCAGATGTCCGACTGTATAACAAAAGACCGAGACTTGAGGAGCTTGCTTGGATGTATTCCAAAATGAAGAATAAGTATATTGCTCTCAATTCGATTGACTCTTACAACGCAATGCTTCGTACTTTGGAGCAGATACGCAAGGAAGCAGAAGGAGACATACTCAATATAAACGGAGTAGTTGATGTCAATATCGAAGTAACAATACAAAATCATATTCAGAAAGAAATACTCAAAACAATAAACCTCAAAGAGATTATCTTGGGGCGTGTCGCAGCACGTATGAACTATGACCCGAAGAAATTGATTGCTGGTTTACATAATAGCTACTATGCGAAGTTTGTCGATATATCGGGAGACTATGACGAGAATGCTGAAATGAGTTATCCTTCCAACTCAGCTTATGACTTTGCTATGATAGAGCGTACTGCTGGACGAGAGGTAATGGATGTCAAAGCAGAAGATGTTACCGAAGCGGAACACTCCTCAGCTACCAATGTCAAAGACTTGTTCTTGTCTAAGATAAGGAAACAAAAGCAAGATATGGAAGCACGTCAGCAAGGTTGGGACGCAGAAGCCGAAAAGAAAAGACCTGTTGCAGAGGATGAAACTCCAATAGACCGTAGTACGAATGGACGAGGTAAAGACAAGATACCACCGAGCAAGACGAAGGCTGGGCAGCGCAAGAATAAAGATAAACCGTATGGTAAAGAGATAAAGACGAAGAAATAAATCATTGTAAAAGGCATGTAAATGATGTGTACCGTTAAACCGTTCTACAAACATTACTTCTCACGGATAGATAAATGGGATGATAAGATAGCAAACAACTTTCTTGAGCTTGGTTACGCTGTTAGTATCGTAGTACCATTGGATAAAGTAAAGGTTTGTCAACTTATATACCAGTATATCGAAAACGACCAAGGGCGTTGGCTTGCTAAGAGCGTTATGTTTGTCGATTTGAATTGGTACGTTCAATATAAAGCAAGGAGACTTGAAGAGCAATTCAGTAACGGAGCTTTGTCAATAGAGGACTTACAAATAACAGCTTGGGAGTTAAACAAGCAATATGATAATCTATTAAACAGTTAAAGTTATGGACATTCAGAAATTCATCTAAGACAATATTCCTGACGTGGAAGAGAGGGAGGAGTTCAAGCGATATAAAGAGTTAAAAGAGTGCCTTGCCGATGCAAGTATGTATGACCGTATGAAAGCGGCAGTGTACTTTGAATCCTTCTTATATGTAAAGGATAAGTTATTTGGGGAGGCAATGGATAATTGGTTAAAGAAACGAGGAGAGAAATAGCAACTTTGATATTCTATATTGTAAGGCTCTGGGCTGTGAAGTTCGGAGCTTTTTATTGTTGTTTTGTTAAAGAAAAGTTAAATATTGCCCAAAATTAAAATTTCACCAAAAATAATCTATTTAGATATAATGGTCAAAGATAGATTTGTTACACAAATACCATATCCGCATTGCACTTTGTTTCCCATAGATTCAGAAGAACTGAAAAATTTTGTATTAGAGAAAAGACCGAGTTTGAAGAACAAAGATTTTAGGATTGAATTTTCCAATAACAAAGTTAAATAACAAAATTGTAAATTAAATTGTATGACAAGAATAAATAGTGCTATATCAGTAAGATGTTTGACTGACGAACATCTTCTTGCCGAGCACAGAGAAATAAAGAGACTGCCTGATTGCTTCGTTAAATCTTATATAAGCGGAGCTTTGAAAAGAATACCAAATAAGTTTTGTTTGGGAACTGGACATGTTACATTCTTCTTAAATAAGGCTCAATTCACTCTTGACCGTTACAAACAAATACACGAAGAATGTATCAGGCGTGGTTTTAACGTTACAGACTATTCCGAAAATTGGAAACAAGTTATAATGAAAGATTATTGGAAGTCTTACGAGCCTACGAAGGAAGAACAGGAGCTACTTATAAATCGCATTACAGAGCGAATACGAGGCAGTAGCAAGACTTTCTTCCATTATGAGGGGAAAGCTATAACTAAGGTTGAGGCAATCGAAATATTAACAAATAAATCATTATGAGCAAGACACTAACAGAAGCAATGCCTGAGATTGAAGAAATAGCAAAAGAGCTTGGTATCAAAGTAAACAATTATAAGGTTTTGGAAGAGTATCGGAGACGACACCCTGAAGAAATGAAACCTACAAAACAAACGGAGGTAAAAGATGGACAAGAAATATAATATAGCAAAAGCTATCAACATACTGGTATGTATGGGTATAGTAGTAGCGATAATGCTTTGTGCGTACAATGCTTGGAGCCTGAACGGTGAATATACTTTATTCAGTTTCTTTGCTTCTTTGGTAATGCACGGAGGATTGGGAATAATGATATATTGCGGAGTTGATTGGATACTCCGCAGAGTGTTTCACCAAATTAAGTAAAGATGAGAAAATTGATTATGTTGCTAATGTTAATAATCGTATCAAGTTGCGAGATTAACAGCTACCAACCGAATGATTTCAACAACGAGAAAGCGGATGTAATAAAGCAAGAGATTAAGAAAGAGCCGAGCGAATGGGATATATTCGTTGAGGCATTGATTCAGGTAGAAAGCGAAGGCAAAGCGGATGCGGTAGGCAAAACCAATGACGTGGGGATATTACAAATAACTCCGATATACGTCAAGGATGTCAACCGCATTCTTGGTGAAGATAGGTACACGCTTGCCGAGCGTACCGATACCGAGAAGAGTTTGGAGATGTTTGAAATCTTACAAGGTCATTACAATCCCAGCAAAAGTATTGATAAAGCGATTAAGCTCCATAATCCAAGAGCTGGGCAAAGTTATCGTATAAAGATAATGAATCAAATGGAAATTATAAAATCGAATTTATCATGACAAAAGAAGATTTCAAAAGGAAGTATCACGACAAGGTGATTGAAATTCCGTACCTTCCCAGTATGCGTTCCGAAAGGGAGCTGATGGGAACAATCAATCAAGTAGCTAATTGTTGCGCAGAAATGGGGTTGAAAACAAACTTGCTACCTGAAACGGCTTCTTTCGGTATGCCGAAGAAACTGATGGTTGTAACTGACCCTGCTCTTTCTCCGACTGGTAGTACAGAGCAAAACGTTTTCAACTTTGAAGAACTATTGGCAGATTTTAAGAGTTATACCGAAGCTCAAGAAGAAGGTAAGTATGACAAAGCAAAGAAGTTACTTGCTGATTTCAAAATTGAGTACGGCTCTATAACAAAGAAACACAAATCATGTACCTCAACGGATATGGTTGACGAAGGCTTCATTCAGGGTTACACTTCAAACGAAGCGAGCTTATGGTGGCATCCAATGGGTAGGCGTGTTTTCTTCGTTCGGGGAGAAGGAGCGTTTGAACTAACCGATAAAGTTGAGGAGAATGCCTGAGACGAGAGAACGTGACCCAAGACATAACTTCATAGACTTCGTTGAAATGTTCTTTGTTCCTATTTGGGAAGAGCCGAAAGAAGGACAAATAACAATAATCGAAGTTCCACGCCAGAAGTTCACGAGAGAACAAAGAATAATGTTAAACAAATTAAAAGAACAAGCGCAAGATGTCGAATTTGAAGAAATTCAAGGTTAAGTTCTTTGGTAGCAAAAACCGTAAAGAACAAATCAAACAAGTTAAAAATCTTATCGTTGACGCTCCGAAGCGAGAAGCGGTTGAGGATGTACTCCGTCACCAATATGGCTACGAGGTAATCAACGGATTGAAAATTCACGATTATGAAGGAGAATGATTTTGAAGAGCCGACCAACCCAAGAGAAGGAACGTCAGCTGGATACGGATGTATAGCCGTTTTAGTGGTTATGATAGTTATCGGTTGTTTACTACTTTTCAGCGGTTGCAACGGAGGGTTTGAACGCAAAGACCCAAGAGCAGTAACATATCGGGAGAAGGTAAGTGATACAGATACTTCGGAGGTATGGAGAAACGTCACCTATGAGCTTGTAAGTGTGTCTTATGATACTGTTCCGAAGGTACGGAGGGAACGAAGTACCATAGAGCCTGAAATTTTAGCTCCGAAAGTTCAGACCGTACCGAAAGACCTTGTTGATTTGAACGATTATCTTGGTAGCCCAGACGATGAGACTGACTGGAATTATACCGAGATAGACGATGACCAACAAAAGTATCTTGATAGTATAGGAGTTTATTGGGATAGTAACAAAGGATATTGGCGAAAGCGTTAAAAGTTTGGGCATTTTAGTTAAAAAGCGGAATTTCTACAAAGATTTTTCGCTTTTTCTTTTGCCGTTTGTAAAATAGTTTCTACCTTCGTATTGTAAATAACAAAGAAAATGAAAACAAGAATAGCATTTACAGTCATAGTCCTTGTAGTTGCGGTAGTAGCTAATTGGATTTACATAGAAGTAGTTTGGGGAAGTTTCCGAAACTTTATGAACGCTTGTTTAATCAAGTCGCTTATCGGAGTAGGATGTTTGTTAGTTATATTGTTAGCAACGTTAATAATCTCAAAAATCAAGAAATAATATGGCACTTATCATTTTGAATAATCAGGAAAAGAAAGATTTATTGGTATTATTGAAAAGCTCCGATAACGAGTGTTATGATAATATCATCAAGAAATTGCGAAAAGAGCCTATTTGGAAACGCATCTTACACGCAATTGACGGACGTTTCGGCAGAAGAGTTCTGAAGGAACAATACAGAGGATATTGGAGACTATTCACCTACGGTACATTGGCTATACTATTTATAAGGTTTGTAATGTTCCCGATATTAGAATGGTGGAGCGGTGTAGTAGATTTTCTGAACTATGTAATTTGGGGATGATATGGAAATTGTAAGATTTATATTCAGCAGTTTTTGGGTTTTCGTAGGTACGGTCATATTGATAGGAACATTGTTTCAAGGAATTGCTCAAGTTATCCGAGCTATTAAAGGAACGCAAGGAACAAAAGAGAGAAGCTGATAAAAACTTATCGAAAGTTATATGATAAGTGGATAAAAGGCAAGTAAATCCAAACACATAGCAAGGTTGCTCGTGAACTCCAACCTTCGGGGTGATAAAAGACTTCGGAGGAGAAAGCGGAACTCACGAGCAATCATTATTTTATTGTCTGACGAAACGTAACAATACCAAAGATAACCGCCAAAAAGATTTTGCTATAAGGGGGTGTTTAAGGGGGATATTCTGCGTGAGCGTACATGTACATACGTAAAGCAAAAAAACTTCCTTTCAGAAATAAAGACATAACAAATATTGAGAACTTTCTTTGCTACTTTCTTTGGTTCATAAGGGGGTAACCATCAAAGTTACCCTACCCAGTATGCATCAAAAAAATTGTAAATATGAATTGGATTAAGAAATTTGCTCAGTGGGTTATATCGGAGGAGCTTGCTGAAGAAAGAAAGCATTATCAGAAAATCAATGACGACCTACGAGCCGACAAGGAAGTGTTGGAAAAATCGAACGAAGGTTTGAGACGTTTAGCATTCGGGAGACGTAAACACCTTGTATCGCAATTAATGCTTGAATGTATAGTCAAGTGCCTACCTGACCCAAATGCGGTAGGAGTAGGAGGCATAACCGCTTCGGATATCAAATTGCGTAACATGGGGTTTGTAGATGAGATTGGTGGAAGGAAGTACGACCACAAGTGTTTCGTCAAAGAAATAACCGAACAGAATGTAGAGCGAGGAGCGATTGTCCACATAACCGACTACAACATGAATATCTTCATTCCGCTGAGAATTGAGAATGTCAGTTATGAGGTGTACGGTGTTCAAACCGCAATTGAGACTTACTTCTGGGACTTCTATGGAGCAGGGTTAAGGATGTTAAGTGCGGAAGCATGGGCGATGGCTACGGAGTTCATCAGAGCACAAAACAACGTAATGAAAGAATTTAGAGAACAAGGATTGTTATGAAAGTACGTGTTAGTCAAATACCCGAAGAAAGCGGCAAGCCGAAGTACCAAAAGAAGATGAAAACCTCAACAAAGAAGGCAAAGGACTTCGATGACGAGGAAGATGACGACTTCGGAGAGGAGCCTGAAGAGGACGAGCCGAAACGGTTGAAGAAAACAATGATTAACTTCGGAGAGGAGGGAATTGTTATATCAGCCTACGATTTGAACTGCATTGAGAAGGATATGCGATTTGTAGAGAAACCAAATGCTCACTGGGAGTTCGGTATCACGATAAACAAAGGACTCAATCCAGGGCAGTTCATCAACAAAACGGACTTATCTATGTGGTATATGAAGGAGGAAGTCAGAGACCGAAAATGGGACAGACTGATGGAACTCCTGAAATTAGAAGGTCTCAACGTTATTGAAGTGTAAGTAAACAGTTATAGTACCGTTACATTTTGTTAAATTTAATTGTAAAGAAAAATGAAAAAGTATGAATTGGTAGCCGCAGTGGCTAAGGAAACTGGGATGACCCAGACAGACGTGAACAAAGTAATCGACGCAATGTGTCCTGTAATCGTAAAGGCTTGCGTTGAGGATGGTGACGAAGTGAACCTGCCTACGCTTGGTAAGTTCAAACAGAAGGTCAACCCTGCTCGCAAGGGCATCAATCCGTTGACCAAGAAACCGATGGATGTGCCTGAGAGTCATACGTTGAAGTTCACACCTACAACAACTATCAAGAAGGTTATTCAGCCCAAAGCAGCAAAGAAAGCTAAAAAGTAAGCGAATACCCGAATGACGAGAGAACGGAGATTGGCGAATAATGTTTGCTTTTCTCCGTTTCTTTTTCTCCCAAAGTTTATAATTACAATTTAACAAAAGTAGAATGTAATGAAAGCAATAACAACGAAAGAAAAGTTACCAAAGTTTCTTGTAGTGAATGCCGAAGCTCCGAGCAAGCCTTGGAATAAGTATTTGCTGAAACCTTACGAGAAAGGTGAAATTGTGAAAGTCGCTCCGTTTGAAGAACAAGTATCTCACCCCAGCGTTGGTTCAACTCCTGAACAGTTCCGCAAAAGATACGTTGTTATATATCGTAAAGATGAAGAAGGCAAATGGACGCTGAAATATACACAAGGATGGGAATCATTTGATTTATTAACAACAATAAAAAAGAAGTAGTATGAAACGTTTGAAAAGATTTATTTTGAGCTTGTTGCTCACGAAACAGGAACGAGTTATGATTTGGAACGCTCTTTGGTTCTCTAATCATACCTACAGGAGAAGGGGAAATGTAGATGGTGCTGCCGCAGTACAGATGGTGATGAACAGAACTGAGGGGTTGATTGTACCGAAAGGCAGAAAATACTCCGAGAAAGAACTTGTCGAGATTGTTGAAGGAATTATCAACGAAGCGGCAAAGGCAAGCGAGGAAGTAACAAGACATGTTGCCCGTCAAGAGTTCAACAAAGGCTATCGGAAAGGTAGAAGCGAAAGAACGCTTGAAGAGATTGCTGAACCACTCAGACCTTTCGGCAGAGCCGTACACGTTGAGGAGAAAGACGGCAAATTGGAAGTTGATATGGAACTCAACGAAGGTATGGAGATTGACCGTGAGAAGTGCGAAACATGCGATGCTCGTGAAGGCTGTATTATCTTCGCTATGATATTTGGTCAGGACAAAGAAGAGGATGCCGAGGGCAGCGATTCAAAGCCGACTGAAGGCGAAGATACCGAGAAGGAGGAGAAAGATGAAGAGCAAGCACCCGAAGGCACTGAAGGACATCACGAAGCTCCGAAGGAAGATGAGGGCAAATAAAATTCTTTGATTGTCTATATAGAAACCGTGCGGCAAGGTTAATAACTAAGTCACACGGTTTCAACATTTAATAACAAGATATGATAAAGAGTAATTACATAGTATTTGACTGCGAAACAGGTGGGTTATATGAGGACAAAAATCCAATAACCCAATATGCTGCGGTTGTTCTTGACGGCTCTACTTTGAAAGAGATAGACCGTTGGGAAACTTTCGTCAAGCCTTATGCTGATTTAGTTATCGAACAGGATGCGTTGGATAGGACTATGGTGAGTATGTCCGATATAAACAAGGGCATGAGCATTAAGGAGTTTATATCAACCGCTACGGAGTTCTGGGAAACTCATAGAGCAAAGTCCAAGAAGAAGGAAATGGGACGGCTTGTACCAGTAGGTCATAATGTTCCTTTTGATATTCGGTTTTTGAATTACGCTCTTTCTCTTCAGAAGAAGGATGATGTTGAGTTTTGGATGTATCCGAATATCATTGATACCTTTCCGCTTGCTAAGTTAGCGTGGGGAATTAACGGAGACGAGAAAATCAACTTGGGAGCTTCTTGCGAGAGGGCAAAGATACGACTTACAGATGCTCACGGAGCGATGAATGACGTAGAAGCGACAGCCGACCTTCTAAGATGGTATATGCGTAAACTCCGAGCGAAGAAAGGAGAAGGAGCGGCAGAAGCTACTCAGGGCAGAGCGAAGGGAGATGAGTTCTTTGAGTTCAAATGTGGAGCAAAGTAATTTTCACAAAGTTTATAATAATATGAGCAAAGAAACGTTTGATTTAGCTTCTAATTTAGAACAAGCATTTAATAGTATTGGAACATCAATGATGTCTTTGAATTTTGCTTCAAAATTGCTTGCTTATGTAGCAGTAATGGGCGGAGGCAATGAAGCAGTTACTATGCACGAAGGTTTGAACGCTGGTATAGCAATAGCTCAAAGGAAGTTCAATATATTTGGCGGTGAAGTTCCAGATTATAAAGGAATTATTTGCATCAGAGCTTTCATTAATGAGCTTGAAAGGAAGGGTGATAAAACTCCTTGGTTAAAGGAAATATATGACCGTTATAATTTGAAATAAACAGTTATAGTAATCATAAATGTAAATTAAAATCGTATGTCTGAAACAAATGAAACTCCGAAACGTAAACGGAGAACAAAAGAAGAGATTGAAGCTGCTAAGGCAGCAGGCACTTACAAGCCGAGAACAAGAAAGAAAGTTGAGGAAGCTCCGAAAGAGGAAACAGCGAAAGCTCCTGAGGAGTTCCAAGCAAAACCTACGAAACTGCCTGCTGAACAATCCGTTCTGATTATGGCTTGCCTTCAGCCTGAGGTTTCAAAGAGAGCTATTGAAGCGGCAAAGGAGAAAGGCGTTGAGGTTGTAATTCTTGAAGACCGAGTAATTCACGACTACTTGAGCGTGCGTGATAAGGATAACAAAGAAGCAAGAAGTTTGGGAGACTTCCTGAATGATACTTCCAATCGTTTGCATGCTGAAGACCAATGCGTGAAGTTATGGATGATACTTACGAAGGGTCAACCGATTGAGAACGCAGAGCAACGTGTATTCACGAGAACGGAGGTTGTTAAGTCAACTAATCTATCTCACGGAAAAGCTGACCAAGTCTTTCAGTTACTCCGAGCCTTCGGAATGTTACGTTTCACGAAAGGAACGCACGAGTTTGTTCTCAACTTCAGCAAGAAGAAATGTCACGATACTATCAAAACAGAAGTTCTTGCGATGTGCAAAGCGTTGAACAACGACATTCTCCGTTACAAGGCATCAATTGAAGCCGATACTGAATTGACGAAAGAGCAAAAAGATGAAATGTATAAAGAGTTACAAAGAGCCGTTGACGAGACAATCGAGTATTAAGCGGAAACAACCATAAAAAGAGTTTGAGAGCTAACAGGGTACAATCCTTGTTAGCTTTTGTCGTATAAAGAGGATTGATATGATAGCAACAGTACCAGACATAATTGCGAAAGCTCCTGTGACCTTGTTACAGTCTCCAATGCATCAATTGGAATGTCTCAATATAGTAGATGAGATAATTGACGGTATGGACGATAAGGGAATATTGGAGCTCATGCAAGGTTCAGGAGGAGACTTGGATTGGGTATTAGATAACTTGATGAAAGACACTTATCAGGTTATGTACACTGGAGACCCAAATATTGACTTCGCTCCGAAATATACCGAGAGACTTTCACAGTCAATCGAAGAAACATTGCGGACACGAAACCTTACTTACTTTATTACTTCGGTAATGCCCGACTTCCAATTGTCTTGGCATCATTTGGAATGGGGAGACTTGGTACACCGATACAATAAATTATGTATCAACGCTGCCCGTGACCATGGTAAGTCGTATTATTTCTCAAATGCCTATTGTGCTTGGAAGCTCTATTCCTACGCAAAGCCTAAATCAAGTGTATTCTCTGCCCGACCTACGAAGAGCAATTCCAATCGTGGGTATTTGTTTAGCTTCTCACTCCAGCAGTCCGTTGACCTTATGGAGATTTTGAAAGGAACGATTGAGAGCAACGACATTCTCAAAGACAGATTGTATCCTGATTCAAGAAATAGCGGAGCGTGGGCGAGTACGAACATAGTATGTAGGAACGGAGCGAGGTTGACGTGTAAGGGATTTGGGTCATCAGTACGTGGTGCTCACCCATACTGGATAGTAGTAGATGATGGGCTGAAAGATAACGTCATATACAGTGCTCTACAACGTCAGAAAAGTATAGACTATTTCCACGCTGTTATTATGAACATGCTCGTGCCAGGAGGACAAATCATTGTCGTTGGTACTCCGTTCCACGCTTCGGATTTATACGGAGACTTGAGAAGCAAGAGCATATTTGCTACGCATAATAAGAAGGGTTGGTTTGTAATTGAATATCCTGCTATCTTCCCTGACGGACGTATCTTGTGGCCACAGCGTTGGAGCTTCTTCGATTTGATGGACAAGAAAGCAACGCAAGGTAACATCATCTTCAGCCGTGAGAACTTATGCCGACCTATTACCAATGAGGCTTCTATTTTCCCATTGAAAGTCTTGGAGCGTTCTTTGGTACGTATGGAGAACTACACGTTGGTACGCAATCGTGATGACTTCCCGATTAAGTTCAACAAGGTTGTTACAGGTTGTGACTTTGCAATATCTGCTAACGTAGGAAGCGACTACACTGTATTCACGACTTGGGGCGTTGATGACGAAACAGGAGAGCGTTGGTTGCTAAACTTTTACCGAGATAAGGGCAAGACCTTCCACGAACAGATGCAAATATTGAAGGGAATCAACGCAAGATTCAGACCTGATAGCATGGTGATGGAGCAAAACACATTCCAACAGATATTCGTTCAGGAAAGCGATAAACAGGGGTTGCCAGTTATAGGACATACCACTGGAATAGATAAGTACGACTTGAAGACAGGCTGGCCAGGATTGGCTATTGATTTTGAGAGAGGTAAGATACATATACCAACTGGAGATAAGTATTCACAAGATGTAAAAGATTTGATTTTCTCTGACCTTGGTTCGGTAGCCTTTACGGATAAAGGACTTGAGTCAGTAGGAGAACATGACGACATCTCATCCAGCTTCTGGCTTGCTAAGTTAGGTGCTAACTTGATAACAACAGGATTCAAATATACTTTCCTTTAATCAGCGTTTTATAAGGAGAAACTGTTCATTTAATAACAATAAATATGAAACAAAGAAAAGTAAACATTATCATCAAAGGTTACGGCAAGAAGCCTTTGTATGCGACTTCTCATTCAGCAGGAGCCGACTTGTATTCAGCCAATGCTTCGGATATTGTTCTTCAGCCGATGGAACGCAAAATCATTCCCACGGGTTTGTTTTTGGAACTTCCTATTGACGCTGAAGCTCAAATAAGATCGAGAAGCGGACTGAGCGCAAAGAAGGGAATTGTAGCAATTCTTGGAACCATTGATGCCGATTATCAAGGAGAAGTTGGTATCATAGTAATCAATTTAAGCGATGAAGCGTTTGTAATCGAAAGAGGAGAACGACTTGCTCAGATGGTTCTGAATGGAGAAGGAGGATTGTTCCAAGGAGACTGGGTTGAGGTTGAAGAGTTCTCCAGAGAGAGCGAACGAGGAGTAGGTGGATTTGGACATACAGGTACAAAGTAATGAACCAGTTCAGACAGTTCACTAACGGCAAAGGGTTGTTTATCGGGGTTGACTTCGGCTTCGGTAACGACTTTGCCGTTGAAACTCAAATACAGAAGCAGTCTGACGGGAGCTTGAAAATACTTTCGAGCAATATCATTGGACGTGCCGAAGATTACAAGAACGAAGAAAAGAGAGAACAAAAATGTAAAGAATATGAAAAACTTTGCAATCAAGAAACCGTTGAGCAAAAATCAACTTGACGATTTGACTAATGGGCTTGTTAATGCTATGCGTTATTCTGACCCAAATGTTGAATACCCAAGTTATGATAAGGCGAAACAAGATGATGGGGTAATGGCTGAATGGTTTTATCCCATTTTCAATGGTACCAATGACTTCTCCGAGCTTACAGCCATTCATATGTACACTACTCAGGAAGCTACGTTTGAGGACGTAGGTGAGCTGCTATTGGGCATTGCTTTGACTGAGATGAAACACTACGATAAGCTGTCAGACTTTATCCGAAAGATAGGAGGAAAGATTGACCAGAGATATAACAACTCAGGCGTTACCGTAGGAAAGACCGCAGAAGAAGCGATTGAAATAGCAATCGGTGCGGAGGAGAAAACAATTGACTTCTATGAGAACTTGCAAAAGAAGCTCTTGAAGTTACAAGAAACGGAGACAATCAAGATAGCTCTTCAACTGCTTGCTAAATTAGCAGCGGATGAGGTAGTTCATCTGAAACTATTAAAAGAACAATTAAAGAATGATTAACAAAATGAAATGTAACGGTATTGATTTGTTAGCAGACTATGTGTTCTTGTCTAAATACTCTCAAAGACGAGAGGATGGACGACTTGAACACTGGGATGAAACTATTGACCGTATCTACGAGATGCACAAGGTCAAGTTGAAACAGTTAGGTCTGCTTGGTGAAGAAACGGTTGCTATGATAGAAGAAGCAATGCGTTTGGAAGTTGATAAGAAAATCTTGTCTTCCCAGCGTGGGCGTCAGTTCGCTTCTCCTTCGGTAACGAGTGGAATATTGAAGCATGAAGCCAAGTTATACAATTGCTGTTCTACCTACGTTGACCGTGTAGAAGTATTCAGCGAAATCATGTATTTGCTTCTTTGTGGTTGCGGCGTTGGTTATTCCTTACATAAGGAGTACATTGACAAGCTACCAATAGTCAAGCCGTATAACGGAGACCAAAGACCTCAATTTTTTGTTGAAGATAGTATCGAAGGATGGGCTGATTCAATCCGAGAGCTTATGACGGCTCTATTTGAAGGCAAGTCCGCTGATATAGTCTTTGACGCTATCCGACCAGAAGGAGCGTTGATTGACGGTAAGTTCCTTGCACCTGGCCCAGAGCCGTTAATAAAAGCCCATAATCATATCAAAGAAGTCATGAAAGTCGCTCAAGGCAGAAAGCTCACGAGTATCGAAGTTCATGACATTATTTGTTATATAGCCGACAGTGTTGTGAGCGGAGGGGTGAGACGTTCTGCTATGATAGCCTTGTTCGACAAAGACGATGAGTTGATGCTCCGAGCTAAGACAGGAAGCTGGTGGACGGACAATCCTCAAAGAGCTATGGCAAATAATAGTATTCTTGCTACTCTATCTGACCCACTGGGTTACGAGGAAATGAAAGACAAGTTACAAGTTATCCGTCAGTTTGGAGAGCCAGGTTTTGTAAACGTAAAGAGTTTCAAATATACAGTCAACCCTTGCGGTGAGATTGTAATGGAGCCTGCTATCAACGGCAAGTCTGGATTTGCGTTCTGCAATCTTGTAGAGATAAATGCCGAGCGAGTTAAAACCAAAGAGGAGTTCTTGGAAGCGTGTCGTGTAGCTTCATTCGTAGCGACTGTTCAGGCTCTTTACACTGATTTCAAATATCTGTCTCCTGCTTCACGGGAAATAGCCGAGCGTGATAGAGCTATCGGAGTGAGCATAACAGGCATATATGCCAATCCTATCCTTCGGGGTGAGGTATTAAGAGAAGGAGCGAAGGCAGTTTCAGAAACCAATGCGGAATGGGCAGCAATATTCGGTATAAACAAGAGCCGTACTTGTACGACAATTAAACCAAGCGGCAATGCTTCTTCTATTCTTGGTTTGTATTGTAGCGGTATTCATCCAGCTCATGCGGAAAAGTATTTGCGTAGAGTTCGTATCAAAACTTACAGTCCAGAGTTCATTGCTTTGAAAGATACTCCGTTGGTAAAAGTTCTACGAGGGGATGAAGCGGTGATAAGTTTCCCAATTGAATCCGATGACCCGAATATGATATTCAAGGATGAAGTTTCAGCCGTAGAGCATCTCAAGTTTATCGGTATGGTAAAACATTATTGGATAAACAAAGGAAGCGTAAACGTCAAAGCGGTATCAAACAATATATCGGCTACTGTCGAAGTAAAGGATGATGAGTGGGACGAAGTAGCAGCCGTATTGTTTACCAATGATTATCTATTCACTGGCGTGAGCTTGTTACCTAAGATGGGCGACCAAATTTATGATAACGCTCCGTTCCAACGTTTATCTTCCTCAGAAGTCGAAAAGGAATACAATGCTATCAAAGAGTATCTTGATACCCACGAAGTAGATTTCAACGAGATAATGAGCGACCGTGAGAACTTCTATTCAGGCGACATGGTAGCCGTAGGATGTTCGGGAGGAGCCTGTGAATTGAAATAGATATGAAGATTGAAAGTTTTATATTAAGTATTCTCAAAAAGATTGAAGAGTCATGGCCAGGAGTTATTTGCTATGCTTATAAGACTGGTAATGCTCCGATGACCTACGTTTGGTGGGAAGTTTCCGTTTCAGATTTTGATTTGTATATGCACGATAAGCGTTTCAAAACTCTTACCAATGCTTGGCATAAAGCAGCGAAAGCTCAAGGTCATAAGATAATCTTTGTCTGCGGTTGGAAGCCTACGGAGGAGAAACTTGTCAAACTGATGGAAGAGGATAACTTGATATTGAACGTGTAATTTAATTGTCTCATTTAAGTATGATTTGGGAGGAGCTACTTGTGAAAGTCGCTCCTTTCTTTTTAACAAAAGTTAAATTTAGCAAAGTTTCTTATAAAAAGTTTTGCGGTTACAAAATAAGTTCGTAACTTCGTACCAGATAATCAATATAACAAAGTCATGGGAGCATTTATACCAAGTAAATATCAAAGAGCCGTTTACATCTACATTGAGAAGGGTAAAGGCAATGCGGTTATAGACGCAGTAGCAGGTTCAGGAAAATCTACAACGATTGTAAATGCGTTGAAACTTATTCCGAAGAACAAGAGAGTTTTGTTTTTAGCTTTTAACAAAGCAATTGTAGAGGAGCTGAAAATCAAAGTAGGCAATCTCAATAACGTGGATATTAAAACGCTACATAGTTTGGGAGCTTCGGCAACTATGCGAGCTTTGAACTCTCAACTTCAGGTTGATAAATATACGGCTTGGGTGAATAATGGTATCAAATACTCTTCCCTTTCTCCGAAGTCGGACTTGTTGCCTGAGCAGATGAATACTTGGAAGCAAAATATCTTGAAGCTAATTGACCTTGGTAGAGTGAATTTGGTTAAGTCGGAGAAGGAATTGGAAGAGCTTGCTTGGAAACATAACATTGATTTGGAAGATAACGAGGTTGATATTGCTATTAAGGGTATCAATTGGGGAGAAAGAGAAACGCAAGTCATAGACTTCACAGACATGATATACTTCCCGAATGTTAAGCAGATAAAGATGTTCCAATATGATTGGGTTTTTATAGACGAATGTCAAGACCTTAATGCTGCTCAAAGAAACTTATTCTTGAAATGCTTGAAACCTAATGGTAGATTTGTAGCTGTTGGAGACCCACGTCAGGCAATCTATGGTTTTGCTGGAGCGGATGTTGAAAGTTTCAATCTTTTGAAGAGACTTCCGCACACCGTGAAACTTCCTTTATCCGTATGTTACCGTTGCGATGGAGACATAATCGGTATGGCCAAAGAGATAGTGCCTCAGATAGAAGCAAGAGCAGGTGCACCAGCAGGTGTAGTTAGTCGGGAGAGCGTTATGGCGGATGTTAAGGATGGTGATATGATACTTTGTAGGGTTTCAGCTCCGTTGGTTAAATTGTGTATGCAATATATCGGGAGAGGGGTGAAAGCGTATGTGAAAGGAAGGGATATTGGAACCAATCTTATTAACATGATAAAGAAAACCAATCGCAAGCAGATTAAGGACGTAATGGAGAGACTTGAAAGGGAATTATCACGGATAATCGGAAAGGTGGTAGCAAAGCAGGGATGCACCGAAGCTGAAGCGAAGGAACATGAAATGTATAAGAACTACGAGGACAAGTTGAGAGCAATCGAAGTTCTTTCAGAAGGGTTGGCAACTTCCCAAGAAGTGATTGACCGCATAGACATGATTTTCTCCGATGATAACAAGAACGGTATTTGTTTGAGTACGATACACAAGTCAAAAGGTTTAGAGAGCGACCGAGTATTCATCATATGTGAAGATAAGCTCTATTTGAAATATTGTATGACCGTTCCGTGGATGGCGGAACAAGAACGCAACCTTGTCTATGTTGCGATAACAAGAGCCAAGCACTTTTTAGGATATATTCAAGACTTTGTAGCATAAAAGTTAAATATTGCCCAAAAATCGAAAAAAGTTTGGAAATTATTTTGCCGTTTGAAAAATACTCCGTACCTTCGTAGTGTAATTGTAAATAAAGATTGTAAATCAAACAGTAAATTTCAAAGAATATGGAAGCAACAAATCAGAATTTAGACAGCGTATTAAAGAAGCTGAGAAAGTTACAAAACCTTTACGAAGGTGCAAAGAAAATCAACTCTGAAGGAGAAGCGAACGCAGCTGCTGCGGCTATACAAAGACTTCTTACCCAGTACAACTTGTCTATGGATGAGATTGGAACGGACGAGGAGAAAGCAAAAGATACTGTGTTTGAAGAGAAAGTGGACGGATTCACCTACAAGAGTATCGGAGGAGAATGGGAGTTCCGTTTGTTATACGTTCTTTGTAAATGGAATTTCTGCAAATGTTTTCAAGTAGGAAGCACTTACAGAAGATTGATGATTTTCGGTAAGAAAGAAAACATTGAGACCGTTAAGTGGTTGCGTGGAATGCTTGCTGAACGTTTCGTAGCGTTCTCCAAAAATCGTTTCAAGGAGTACAAGAAAACCATGGAGTATGCTATGAAGCCTATCAGTATGGATAAGTATCAGAGAAGTTACTTAATGGGCTGTGCAGCTGGGCTGGATGCTAAGCTGAAAGAGGAGAGTGACCGAGAAAAAGCAAAGAATGCCGAATATGGAGCAAAAGTTACAGCTTTGGTAGTTCGCAATGATACAGCCGTTACCGAGTATATTGAAAACAAGTACAAGGTTGGTAGAGGAAGAGCGAGAAAAGAGAATTTTGATTCAGCCAGAGCCTACGGATATAAGGATGGCAAGAACACGGAGCTTCACAAGCAAGTAAGTGCGGGAGCGAAGAGTCAAGCCGATGGAGTGAAATTGCTTAAATAAACCATATGACTTTGATTGTGATTATGGGGTTGTCCTTCGGGATGGCTCCCATAGTTATTATAAGAAAACATTTGAAACATGAATATATTATTTGACGGTAACTATTTGTTCCACAAAACATTCTCCGTTTTCTCTACCTATTACAAAGGGCAAGACATGGGAGACGTTCTCCAAGATAAGGAGAAACAGCAAGTATTGATACGCAAATGTATTATGGACATGTGCTTTGCTTTGAAAAAGTTTAAGGACATCAAACGAGTAGCATTTGTGATAGATAGCTCTTCATGGCGTTACAGTATCTACGATGATTACAAGTACGCTCTTACGAGGGTTAGAGACCCATTTTACAAGCATTTCCTGACTGTATTAGATATGTTTGAGGCTCTTCTTCGGAGAAAAGGACTAATCGTCAGTAGAGTCATGGGAGCAGAGGGGGATGACCTTCTGTACGTATGGGGCTTGTACTTTGGATATTGTTTGGACGAAGAGCTGGTAATAATTACTGGTGATTCCGATATTCGACAAATCATGAACAAAAACGTTTCCTTGTTCAACAATAACTCAAAGAACTTGAAGATGTATTGTATCCCAGAGAAGGAAGTGTTTTGGAACGAGTATCTTGAAACTGATGTTCAGGTCATACCTACGAAGCCATTTGAGGTTTTGTTATATAAGGTCATTATGGGAGACACTTCTGATAACATTCCTAAGCTCAAAGCAGGGTTTGGGCCAAAAGCCTTTGAGAAGTTCATTGAATCAATTTCTCCTTATCACGAGCCGAAGGATATTGACCTTGTACCGATGGCTCAATGGATTGCCAAACGTTTCTCCGAGTTTACGAAAATGAAAGAGGAGGAAGTATTGGGACAAGTTTTATTCAATCTGAAGATGACGTGGTTGAACTTGTCTGTATATAACAATACCGATTATCAGACTAAGAACGGCAAGAGCCTTCTTGAAAATATGCTTGACGATGTAAACGACCAAAAGAATAAATACAGTTATAGTAAAGCATACACGTTAGAAGATTTTTATGGTATGGCAATCAAATAAACATTGATAAATATGAAAAAGAAAACAATCATCTGGGTTGCAATTATTGTAGCCGTAGTTATCGGAGCGTTGGTGTATATGCACTACACTCCTGTTTGGGTATCAATCTCAAACGTTGTGAGTTTAGCAATCGGTGTCGTTGTCGGCTGGATTGCTCATGTTTTGTATAACAAATATATCAAAGAGTAATCATGGACGAAATTAGCAAAGCGATTCAAGGAGCGAGAGCCGCTCAGCGAGGACGCATCATGGGAAGTTTCTCAAACTTCCAAGAAGTAACAGCGGATGACGATGCTATCCGCAAAGGTGAAGAAGTATCGGAGGAAAATCCATTTGACAAAGCTGCCGAAGAAGCGGATGTGGAGAAGTCCGATGTAATGGATGCTTTATCCTATCAGGGAGACATTAAAGTGTCTAAGACTGGTAAGGAGATTAAAGACCAAGTGGACACCGTTCTGCTGCCTGCTATGACGGCAGACTTGGCTGTAAAGGAGGCTGAAGCTGATAAGAAGTTGAAAGACTGCGGAACAGCTCCGACCAAAGACCCAGACAAATGGTGGACGGATGGTATCAAGATGGACTGCGGTTACAAAATCTATGATTGGGAAGAAACCTATGTTCCTAACAATGACGGAGGAAAGATGATGAGTTCACTTTCGGCTTCGGATGCAGAGGACAAGAAAGGTAACGTGCCCGAAAATCAAGAGCAAGCAACATGCCGTAGAGAGTACAACGATATTGTACGAGCTATCTGCAATATCAAAGTTGATATCAAGGCGTGTGAGATTTTGAAAACTCTTGCTGACAATAAAGAGTTTGAACTTTCACCACGTCAGGTATTAGCATTAAGGTTTTAACGTGGGGAGGTGTACTGCGACTGGAGAGGGAATTGAGTTGTGAAACTTGGTTCCCTTTCATTTTTCTCCCATAGTTATTAAGTAAAATGTTACACTATGCCAATAGATAATGATAATCCACAAGTATGGAGCTACTTTAAGCGAGGAGATATTGTCAAGGATTCAGAAGATAGTGTTTGGGGCAATACTAAATTTGAAATCACTGGGTTTCATGGTAATTGGTACTGTCCTTTATTATCAACGAATATATGCGGCAAGTTCTATCCCAGCGGCAATCCTCAGCGTTGTAATTTAGGAGTGAGAGAAGCAAGGTTAATTAACGCAGCTCACCGACCTTTCAAAAGAATGAAAAAAGTTCCTTTGCTGAAACTAATGGCGAAAGGAAACGTGGAAGCGAGGAGAGAATTTGTTATGAGAGTAAATACAAAAACTTTATAATTTATGTTTGAACAAGCAGCATGGTATGATAAGCTCCCAAACGAGAGCTTGGAAGTGTACGAGCCTCATTTGAGATTATTCTTTGAGACTATGTACGAGCGACAAATGATTTGGAAACGTAGGTTCATAGACAAGAAGGAAAGACCTTGGACAGACAACAAGATATTCCAAGAGTCAAAATTCACGAACGTGTACCGAGAACTTGACCGAAACAGTCAATGGCAAATCAAAAACATTCTTCTTGATGAAAGTCTTTCTTTGAAGAACTTGGTTTGGAAGATGATGGTTTTCCGTTTCTTCAACAATCCTGAAACATTCGAGTTTGAACCGAAGGGAAAGAGCGTTCAACCCAGTCTATTCGGAGCACCTATCAAATCAGGACTTAAACAAGCTCAATCTATGGACGAGCTTATTTCAGCCAAGAAGTGGAAGAATGGTATTCCCGATTGGGAGGAGTATGACGAAGATGAATTCAGCCGTTTCATTGCGGGCGTTCGGAGTTCGGGTCAAAATCCATATACAACCGCTTACTTGATAAACTCTCAAGCAACACCTGGTCAGCCAAGAGATTATTGCTATACAAGGGTTGTAATTCCTCATCTGCATAAGAACGTAGGAAAACTCATTGCTACGGTGATGAAAGCTAAGAGACCAGAAGATATTATTGAGTATCTGAAAACCTTCCCTGCGGTTGCGGACTTTATTGCTCATGAGTTTTATCAGGACTTCACATACATAGAGCGATATAGAGGACAACAGTTTATGAAGTTCGACCAAAACGACTTCACGAATGTTGGCCCAGGGTGTAGTATCGGCATACGTCTTATTTATCCGAGCCTTTCAACTCTCAGAGAACAGAAACCTGCTATATATTGGTTACGTGACCTTGCGGCTGAATGGCTTGAAAAGATTGGCGAAGAGAGGGGTGAGCGTTTCCCGTATCTTTATTGGGACATAGAAGATGGCGAGTATTATACAGCCGATGAACCAAACATAACTCTTCATCAGATTGAAATGTGGCTATGCGAGTTCCAAAAATACTGGAAGATGATTATCGGAGAAGGTAAACAACGCAGCAAATTTCAACCGAGAAGCAAATCAATTATTTCAAAATAACAATGGACAAGAAATTAACAGAATTTTTTGAGAAGAAAGAATTTGAGGTTGTAGAAAAGAAAACTACAACCCAAGTCCTTATTCAGAACTTACTTGCGTTCAGTGTACGTGAGAAGAAGGGAGGGTTGTTTGATATTTCAATCAACATAGTAAAGGACGAAGAAGAAAAGGAGAAGCTGAGAAAGCGTATCAACCGTGAAGGCTCTTCGGAGAATGAAGGTTGGAACATAGATTTGGAGAAAACTCCGATACTTCACAACGTAACGATAAGCCAATTTGAAGCCTTCTGTAAGCAAACTAAGCTCATTGCTCAGGTGAAACGTCTTTCGGAGTTCCGAGAGGTACAGAGTGACTTCACGTTGGCAGTAGCAGAAAAGGACGGCAAAACTTTGAAGTGGCGTTCAAACCTTCCTACGGAGAAGCATATTGTTGATGCTGTATTCAAAGGCAGCGAGTACACTCATCGTTCAGTAGGTTTGGGCGGTTTAACTCTTACCAAGAAAGACGTTGTATTGGACTTGGGTGGTAATATCGGAGCTTTCACTTGCGACATCTTCGATAAAGTCAAAAAGGTCATTGTATTTGAACCTGAAGATGTGAACTATGAATTTCTATCTACGAATATAGAAGATAACGGAGCAAAGAACGTAATTGCCCACAAACAAGCCGTAGTTGGTAATGACGATAAGGTGCGTGACTTCTATCTGGGGAAAGCTCCGTATTATTATTCATTCTTGGTAAAACATAACCGCAAGCGAGTTCCTGTTGAGTGCGTGAATATCAACGAGGTTATGAAGAAGTACAACCCTACCAAGATGAAGGTTGATATTGAAGGCTCTGAATGGGAAGTTCTTATCAACTGCACGGACTTCGGGAATGTTGACCAGATAATCTTTGAGTACAACTTCGATATGAACATGGACTTGAAAGAGGACTTCAAGCGGTTCAAGGCTCTTCGGAAACATCTCAAGAAACACGGTTTTGACGTTCAGGAGATGGAGCGAGATATGAAGCAGAATTGGAATTTGGTTTTCATGGTAACAAAGAAATAAGCTATGCCAATTTCAAAGAAAATAAAAGAACTCAAGGAGCCATTGGAGGTAGATTTACAGCTGATGGCTTCTGAGCTTGATACTTCGGTTAAGAACATGAAGTTTTTGTCGAAAGACATGATGTCCGATGCAGCATCAATTGATGCGTTCGATATGCTGGTTGAGGACATTGAGAGAGGAGAAGGAATTGAGGTAACAACATTTGACGACAATACTATATTGTATGAGTATTTGGACGAAGCTGTTGTTGTCCATAACGTTCTTGGCATTCGTTATATCCTATTTGATAGCATGGTAACGCAAAAGCTGGAAAACAAGTTGGACAGTTATAGATAGTTCAAACATTAATTCATAAAATAGAAGTATAATGAGAACAATTGTTATTTTCAAAACGGCTACACCCGATGAAAGGATTGTCTTGCGTACTGACTCAATGTATGACGACTACGAGAGCGTGTTCACCGTCATGACCGTTGAAGGAAGTATCGAAGGAGTAATCAATGAATTCAAGGGCGGTAGCATTATCAGCCTTTCTACAATATCAAGATTTGTTGCTAACAATACTGGTATTGAAGCAGTGGCTATGTCTCCTGACGATGCTAAGTTGGACGTTGCTGCGGCAACTCCTAAGTTCCTATCAATTGATGTCTTTCCGATATTCAATGAAACGTCTTATCGTGAACATGTTTCTCCTGAATATCAGGAACAGTATTCATACGAGGACTCAAAAGACTCATTGCCTTGGTTGGCTATTAAGTCTGTGAAGGCGGTGTTAGCTACTCCGTTTGATTTGGAAATATCTCATAACGGTGACGCTTGTACGTTTGGAGGTAATTCTGAGAAAGTTGGAACAGTATCGGGAACGAAGATTACAATATCAGACTTCCAGAACGTAATGTTTGCTTGTAAGGATGATTTGGGAGTAGATGACCCGAAGGGTATTTGGCAACTCAAGTTCACCATGAACGGCATTACCGATATTCGTGAAGTGGTAATTTCCTAAAACGACAAGAATATGAGAGATTTTGTAATTGTAAACAAAGAAGACACTACCAAGAAAGCAACTTTGAGGGTTGATATGGTAGAGGATAAGACCGAGAAACTCACTATCATGTGGTGCGATGGCGTTCGTGATACGGAGTTTGAAAAGATTATCCCATGGAAGTGCGGAACGGTAACATCAATGACCGAGATTGAAGAGTGGGCAACTCAATATCAGTCCGAGCTGGATGTTTATATGTACGGAGGGGAGCAGGTTCAAGTATTGGGCGCACCTACTCACAAACTGACCGTTACGGCTACTGTTACGAACAACAGCAAGGCGAATGTAATTCTGAAAGGAACGAAAGAAGGAGCTTTGCCTGTAAGTGATGAAATTGAGCTTACTTCGGGAGAGCCGAAAGAGATTCAAGGTATTGAAGGATACAGCTACGCATGGGAGCTTGTAAGCCCATATACTTGGACTTCGGGAGCACCTGACGCTTTTGTTTGTACTGAAGATAAGGATATTGCTTTAGCAATTTCTTTCCCAGTAGCATAAGAAACAAGAAGTCAAATGAAGAAAGGAGGGCATTGAAAAATGTTCTCCTTTTTATTTGTTTACACATTTTACAGTTATAGGATATTCAAATGTAAAATTGATTTCAATATAGTATGGGTAATTCATATGCTAAACAGTTAGATGCCATTGCTCTTGCAGAAGCGAAGCTGAAGGCAAAAAGGTTTAGGACACTTGAGAAAGCTCTAAGGTCAGACTCACCAGAGGACATGATAAAAGCTACTCAAGTGTTCAATCAGATACAGCCTAAGATTGAGCAAAACGCAAAGGCATTTTTCATTGACCCATTGGAGTTCAATTCCAATTTAGGGTACAAAGATAAGCCGTTTTCATTGACGTACACTACGTTGAAGAGAATGTCGAAGACACCTATCATAAATTCAATTATCAAGACAAGAAAGAATCAAGTAGCAGATTTTGCAGAGCCGCAAGAAAACAAGTATTCAACTGGCTTCGTTATCCGAAAGAAACCGAAATTTGGAATTGAACAAAAGATGGATAACAAAGACCGAAAGATTGCGTATGCTATTACTGAATTTATCTTGAAAGGCGGTAATGTTAGTCAATGGGAACATGACGACTTCGATACGTTTATCAGAAAGATTGTTGATGACTCTTTGACTTACGACCAATTAACTTTCGAGTGTATTCGCAACCGAAGAGGACAATTGGAGAGTTTCATGGCTACTGATGCCGCAACTTTCCGAATGGCTGATTCATACTTTGATAAGGATTATGATAATGTTTTCTTCCAAAGAAACGGAGCGAATGTATGGCAAGATAGGAACGATTATGGGCCAAAGGTTCATGGATATTATCCTGCTTATGTTCAGGTGTATCAGAATGTCAAGGTCAATGAGTTCTATCCTTGGGAGCTTTGTTTTGGAGTTCGCAATCCTTCTACTTCCATATACGCAAATGGTTATGGTTGTTCCGAGCTGGAAGAGCTTATCAATGTTGTAACATCTATGCTTTGGGGCGATGAATACAATAGACGTTTCTTCAGTCAGGGTTCAGCTCCGAAGGGTTTATTGCGTATAAAGGGAACGAACAACGAAGCAGCACTACAACAATTCAAACAACAGTGGCAGTCCATGATTACTGGAGTAATGCAGTCTTGGAAAACTCCTGTCGTGGAAGCGGACGTTGATTGGATAGACCTTCAGAAGAACAACCGTGATATGGAGTATAGTTCTTGGATGGAATATCTTATCAAACTATCCTGCGCCATATATTCAATTGACCCTTCCGAGATAGGATGGGACATCAGCCGTTCTTCGGGTAACGGAGGATTGTTTGAAGGAAGTCAGGAACAACGCCTGAAACATTCCAAAGACAAGGGTTTGTATCCGCTTCTGAAATTCCTTCAGAGGAAAATCAACAAATATATCATTGAGCAAATCAATCCTGATTTTGAACTTGTATTCGTAGGTTTGAACGGCTTGACTATCGAAGAAGAGCTTGATATGGACATCAAGAAAGTAGGCAGCTTCATGACCGTAAACGAAGCACGTGAGAAATACGAGATGAAACCGCTTGAGTTTGGAGATGTACCGACCAATGCTACTCTTATTCAGAACAAGAATGCGGAGATGATGGCTAAACAAGGCGGTCAAGGAATGGAGATGGATGAGAACGGAAACATCAAACCGAGTTCCGAGAAGAAAGGAGAGGAGCCTGACGCAGAAGAGGAAGATGAGGAGCAAAATCCTTTTGACTTGTATGCCGAAGAAAATGACGAGGAGGACACTAATAAGGGTGGACTGAGAGAAACGTTTGTAAAAGCATTTGATAACTTTCTAAATAACGAAGAAAATGGAAGTAACTAAGAAAGATGCGCCAATAGTGCGCACGTTTAGCGAGTATTTGCCTGAACCTTTCATTGACGAAGTTTCGGCAGATGAAAAGTATTACGGTTGGGCACCTATGGGAACTGCTGAAACCGATAACGGTTGGCGTATCATGAAAGAGACGAAGGACGGAACTGTTACCAAGAGAGAGTACGCTCAAGGAACAATGGACTTCATCTCAGCTTGGAGTGAACGTGCTACTTATAACTATTCAAGATAATAGATTATGGCAGGGAATACTAAAAATTTGGGGCAGGTTGCTGGTGTATATATCGGCAACACTCCACCTGAAAACATAATTCTGATTTGGTATGATAATACTCCGAGTCAGATGCGGCATAAGATATATGACCCAGGATTGAGTCAGTGGGTAGTTCTTGACCAGAACGTTATCTCATTGATTACTTATTCTGAGTTGGTAAACATCGCAAAGAATGTCGGTCTGTCTATCGGTCAGTATTTCCAAATCAAGGATAAAGGAAATGCTTTGGCTCTTGCTATTACAACGACCAAAGTGCAGTATGATGATGAGTTGGGTAATATCCTGATTGACGATTTGGGTACCAATATTCAATATCATGTAACTTCTTCTAACCTTTTGGTTGATGACGTTGCGGGTGTATTCGATACGGTAAACAAAAAGCTGGTATTCCAATTCAAAGAAATGGTTCCCGACTTTACCGCTGATGATTATATCATGGGTAAGGTTCAACGGAACAACGTTTGGAGCCTTGCTAAGTATCGGTTGTCTTCTTTCTTATCGAAGGTAACTGGCAACTCAATCAGTTGGAATGGAGGCTTCTTCTTTAATTTCGGTGATGCTTTGAAAGCTCAGCTGGATAAGAAAGGAGGAGTTGTTGCCAAAGACACCTACGATACGGATATGCAAAAGGTCAATCAAGACATAGCAAACGTAGGTAAAGCAAATCAACAGATTATAGATAATGCTAACAAAGCAATAACTGATGCAACGTCTGATACGGCTATCTACGCCAAAAAGTCTCCTGCGTTAGAAACAGGAGGAGAGCCGACCGATGCAGTAAAAGGTGACAGCTTGTTAACAATCTTATCGAAGTTTCAGAGATACATCACACGTTTCAAGTATGCAACTGGTATTCGAGTATCTCAAGACTTCACCGATGCCGTACAACCAGAATACGTCAATAACAATGATACTGTTGACTCTGCGCTCAGAAAGATACAGTACTGGTTAAAGAATGCTGGTACGGGCAGTAAACTATCACCTGATTGGACTCCAAAGGACTATGCAGGAACCATAGCCGATGTAGCAGGTGGAGATAGTCTTGACGAAGCATTTGCGAAGGCTATCGGAAAACTGAATCAGATTGGTACTATATCGAACGGTCAAGTGCGTTCAAAGGCAACTACTTCGGGCGGTACAAGTAGAACTATTTTCAATTTAGCTTCTGCAATTCTTTCTTTTTATAGAGATGGTACAAGTGGACATAATGTTTCTCTGAGTTCATCTTCTGGTTTGAGTATAAAGGATTCAAATAATTATGGATTGGTAGCTAATGGAGATGGTTTAGATTTTCAATCACAAACACAGCAAATTTTTGATATTCCTGCTTATGAAAAAAGCGGTTTAAGTAATGTTTACGGAGGAGCTTCTGCTTTGTATAGAGGTAGAGCGATTTCAACAGCACCTGGATATACTTCATTAGGCATTATTTCCGCTTTATCAGCTGTTTGTAATTGGAACGGTTTAACTCCTTCGGGGGGGTATCAAGTATTTGATGCTTATTTTGCTAATTTCAAAGCTGGAGGGCTGTCTCTTGGACTTATTCATTTATCGTCCACTGACCTTTACTTGGATACCGATTGTTCTTTTGTTAGCTGCACAAACAGCGAAAATAAAAACGTATTTTTGCCAGCTGACCCGCATGATGGACAATTGATTATTGTAAATCAAGTGAACTCTGCTAATGTTGCGGTACATGGAAATGGACGTAGAATTTGCGATAATACTAATGTAGATTCAGTGAATATTGGTTCTGCAAGAAGCTGTGGAATTTTTGTATTTAATCCTAATATTGCTACTGACCCTGGTTATAAATGGGGAATGTGGGTATTTGAACGTTGGAGCAGATAAATATGAAAGCAAAAATTATAAGCCGTTATTCAGTCAAAGTGATTGATTACGACATAGAAAAACAAAAAGCTGATAATCTTTATAAGGCTACTTTGCAAGAAAAAGAAATTGGCGATGAGTTCATAAAACCTATTCTTGCTAAAAAAGAAGAAAAGAGAACGGAAAGTGATTTGATTAAAATTATTCTTCGCAAAGAATTGGAAGATAATTATAAAAACAAACTTGATGAACTTTCAGCTTTCAAAGAATATGTTCCTTCAGAATTTTTCGGTGAAATTGATGATACAGATTCAGTAAGACCGTATTACATTGAAGAAGGCGAATCAATTTTGCAAAAATGGGAGGTGGTAAAAAAAGATGTAGGCAAGATAAACGAAAAAATAAAATCTTTGAAGGAGAAGTTATCAGAAGGAGATTATAAAGTAATCAAAATATATGAAGCTAAATTAGCCAACAAAGATGAACCATACAGTCAAACTGATGAAGAAGAGTTTATAAAAGAAAGACAATCAATACGTGATGAAATCAATCGTTTAGAAGCTCTTTTACCAAACAGCGGAACAATAAGAGAAATGACGCAAAAATAATAGCCATGTGTAAGATAGTTTATTTAACGTCCAAACGTTTCGATAAGCCTGCTAACGAGTTCAAGAAAGCACTCGCAAAGGAGCTACGGAAACGAAACGTTGAAGTTGTGGTAGATAGTTCGTATGATGTATTCAACTTCTTTCGCAAGCATAAAACGTATGGAATAGCACTTGCTTTTGATTTCTATCGAGATGGACAGCAAGGAGCAGGGTTGACGCTGAATAAAAATTGTTCTTACATTGGCAGAGACTTTGCCTACAATTTATCAAACGCCTATGACGTTTTAACTCCGATAACGAAGTGGAGAGACTTTCAGTTTGTTGATTCTCACGACCGAGAATGGTTCAAGTTTTTCAACAAAGTCAGTTCTTCTACGAAAGCGATATTTTATTTGTGCACGTACACCAATGACTCCGACCGTGAAGAGTTCTACGTTGTTTATGATAAAGTCATTCAGCTTTTCGCAGATGAGATTGTAAGGTGTCTCCGTTCTGATTATAATACAGAAGATTACAGAAAGAGGGTAAAACTTGCTAAATTAAAAACTAACAAAGTAAATAAGTAAAAAGGCATGGAATGGTTATCTGAAAATCTGTTTGGGCTTATATCTTTGTTGTTTGGAGCAGGCGGTATTGGCTTTGCTGTAATTTCTAAGATACTGGACAGGAAGAAGTATGAGCAGGAAGTAAGAACTGCTTCAGCAGAAGCCGATATGAAAGGCGATGACTTTTGGAAGAAGCGGTATGACGTTCTTCAGAAAGAGGTTGAAAACAAAGACAGCTGGTGGAAGGAGAGATATGATACATTGTATAACGAGTACCAAAATGAAAGAAAGTTAAGCAATGAAATTGTTAAGTCTTTCCGCACAGAGTTAAATGAGATGAGAAGCGACTACGATAAACAACGAGAGCTTGAAAAGATGAAATATGACAAGCTCATGGAACAGTATCGTAGTTTTGAGGAAGAAAGTCAGAAGCGTGAGCACGAGTACAAACAACGTATTTCGCAACTTGAAAATTTGGTTGCTTCTTACGAACAAAGATTAAAGACAAATGAATAAAAGCATAACCATATCTATCGGAGGACTTATTGCAATAGGCATAGCGTTATTGATAGGTTACTTTTGGGGCAGGTCAAGTGTAGAACTACCGCAACCGAAAAGGATTGTTGAGGTCAAATGGGTAAAGGGAGACATTGTAAGAGATACAATTGACCGTCCAGTTCCTTATGAAGTCAAAGTTCCCGTTGACCGTCCAGTCTTTGTTCCTACGGATACAGCTGCGTTATTTGCTATATGGCAAGATTATTACTTGGACAGAAAGTATGCTTTGGACTTTTCTAATGATAGTTTGGGTACATTTAAGGTTGATGCTTTGGTGAGTCAAAATAAGCTCATTTCTGCCACTTCTTTTATTCAGCCGAATATCCGAACGGTTACGGAAAGAGAAGTCATATACAAAGTTCCTACGTTACAACCGTGGGCAATGTTAGGTACGTCAGCCGACTTCCGAACGAATAAGCTACAATTTGGACTTGATATCAAAAATAAGTACATTATTGGACTTTCGGGAATAAGGCTGGATGACCGATACGGATATACAATTGATTTTGGAATAAAATTTTAGCATATGGCAAAGAAGGAGACAAAACATAGTCATTTCATTCCTTCCCCATTCCCAGTCGTTACCGAGTATGAAAATGCTTTTGTGAAGTCTTGGAATGAAAATACCGCAAATGCAGTTGCAGAAGTCCTGAAATATATGGCTCAAGCAACTGCTTCTGCTATTAAAGAAACTAAGGAGGAGAAGAAATGAAAAAGATTAAACACTTTGGTAAATGGTTATTGACCGTAGTCATTACCGTTCTTTATTTGGTAACATTCTTTTGGGTAGGACATGTATTGTACTATCTATCGAAGGTGTTCAAAATTATCGGACATACGTTCATGCTTGAGTTCGCTTCGGCAAAAGACGAGTTAAGAACGTTTTGGAAACATTATACAAATTTAGGAGACATATGATTTTCAATCAAGGACAGATACAAGATATGTTATCAATTCTCAAAAGGTACGAATTGGTATTCATAGCAGGTCAGTTAGGATTGGATTATCTTTCTCAATCGGATAAGGATATACTGATTGCTGCTGGAATCAATCTTGATAAGTATAAGAACAAGAAAGGAGTAATTGAGCACGCATTCCTTTTCGGTATATTGGCTGAGGCTATCGGGGATGCGAGAGCAAAGAAAATGACTTATGCTCAGTTTCAGAAGTTTCTTGCTTCGGGTAATTTCATACCGCTTACCGAAGAAGAGGAGTTTGCCCTTCAAACCGTAAAGAATAGAGCATACACCGACATCACCAGTTTAGGAAACCGAATGAGGACTGGGTTGAGTAACGTAGTATTGAGAAATAATCAACAACAGGCTCTGGTAGTTCAGAATATGATTAAGCAAAAGACTATCAAAGCCGTTGAACTCCGTATGGGAGCGAGAGGACTTGCGGCAGACCTTGCCGAGACTTCTCAGGATTGGGAAGTTGATTGGTTGAGAATTGCTTACTATCTTACCCACGAAGCCTATAATTCAGGACGTGCTCAGAGTATCTTGAAAGAGTACGGAGCTGATGCTGAGGTTTATTTCGATGTTTACCCAGGTGCTTGTCAGCGTTGTCGGGAGCTTTACTTGACTGACCCTGAAGACCCAGATAGCGAGCCGATTGTTTTCAAACTCAAAGATATTATTGCTAATGGTAACAATATCGGGCGAAAGGTTAAGGAGTGGAAGCCGACTATTTCACCAACTCACCCTTATTGTCGTTGTACGATAAATCACAAGAAAGCAGGTTTTGCTTGGGATGCAGAGCTGAGAGCCTTCACCAAACCTATCAAGAAAACTTCCACTAATCCAAAGTTAAAAGGAGTGAAGTTGAATATAAAAGTATCGAAATAAGATTGTAAATGAAAACTGAAAAATTGTTACTCATCCAGCCGCATAGTGATGATATTCTCTTTTGTTGTTCTCATCTGCTGTTCCTTCCTCAATACGAGGTTCAGGTGCTGACCGTAGAGAATGACCCAAAGAGAATAGCGGAGGATGAAAAATTGTTTGATTTTCTCAATATTCCGTTCCATCATCTTGAATTAGATTTTCATGATGAAAGTTATTACGAGTTCCATAAGAATTACAAAGAAGTAACGGTGGAAGCAACGTATAAACATTTGAATGAATACTTCGGGAGGGAAACGCTGAACGAGATTGAGGAAACGCTTGTAAATTGGGTTAGAAAGTTCTTGAAAAAGAACAAAGGGTACACGGTGGTAGCTCCTTGGGGAGTTGGTCACCCATTTCATCTTTTCGTTCGGGAGACTTTACAAGGAGCGTTGAGTTACATGGAGTATTATCGGGAGTTCCCTCACTCCTATAAAAGACGTTCTCAACCTCAAGTAGAGAAACAAAAGCAAGAATACACTCTGAAACGTTCCGTAACAGTTGAGGAGTTTCATGAAGTGAAGTGGAAACTTGCTTCCAAATTCTATCGTTCTCAATCAGGTTTACAGTTCTACGAACAGGGTTATATTAAGAAACAGCTGCCCGAAGAGATATATGTGAGGGAAGCGGATGAATTACCATTTTGATATGAAGATATTTATTGCTGATTTTCAGATAGCGAAATATGGCGGTATTGTAGAATACGTTGCCAGTATGCTCAAAGCGTTCCGAGATTTGGGACACGAAGTAGATGTTGCTCAAATGACTCCTGCTTCTACTACCCAGAACGCTTATAACAAGAAAGTGAAAGAATTTGAAAGCGGAGAACATCAACGCAAGATTAAGTTCCATTCTCAGGCAGGAGGTTACGAGAAAGATGAAGTAACAGGTTATTGGCGCAATAACTATTATGGATATTTCTTGCCTCCAAGTAACCGTATCGGAGTATATGAGAAGAATGCGGTTGAGAGGTGGAAGGAGCTGGTGAAGGATGCTGATATAATTCTTTGGAATTTCATGCCCACGAAAAGTTCTGCTTGGAATAAGAAGGGCGTGGAGTTCGATTTTTGGCATAAGTTCTTTGACCTTCCTTCTTCGATTAAACAAGTGTTCTTGGTACACGATGCTTATTTCAATGTAAGAGCTTCCAATATATCGGCTCTGAAAGATAAGATAATGTTTATGGCTTGTGCTCATTTAGCTGCTTATCAATGCTGTTCTGAAATAGGTATTCCGAGAAGTTTGCTATTGAATCCACGATACCTACCCAGCGGAGCTAAGATGACCGTGAAGATGATGAATAAACGCAAGGAGGACTTTTTTGCTGCTCATATGTTTAAGTCTATGAAGCATATGGAGGAGCTGATTGCTGCCGTTCCGTATATTCAGAAGGGAGAGGAGGAACGTTTCAAAGTAAAGATTGCTGGGACAGGCATAGAATATAACTATATGACCAGCGAGACGAAAACAAAGAGTAACTATATGTGTACTACGAAGCGTGACCCAGACCTTCCGAAGAAACTTGACGGCAAACTTTCTCTTTGGGATAGAGCCGAGAAGTTTGGAATGGAGTACATGGGTCAGATGTCGGGCGGTGAAGTTATAGATACTTTGAGAAATACGAAGTTTGCTATTGACCCATCTTGGGCTGAACATTATGCACGTTATTGTCGTACCCATATAAACGGCTTTATTATCGAAGCGATGTTATGCGGTGCTTATCCTGTTTTGCGTGATTATAGAGGACTGGCGAAGGTGGAAGGAAAGGAAATATATGACCCACTATTCGAGAACGTCAGAGCAATCATTATTCCGTGGGATGCTACTCCGAAAGAATTTGCTGAGGCTTTGAAAAAGGCTGCTAAAATGTCTCCTGCTAAATTCTTGAAAGATACAAAGTACAACTTTGAGTTAGTACACGAATTGTTTAATGCTACGAAGAATGCCGAAGAGATAATCAGACTGGTTAAAGGAGGAAGAAAGCTGGTAAGGAAAGAACTTGAAAAAGGCAAAGACTCACCGAATGTTAAGAAGATAACTCATGAAATCATGGAAGAGTTTTATCATATAGAACTTCCAATTGAGTGGGAAACGGATTGACGCAGTTATTATCTTTATCATAATGTCAATCATGTAAAATAAACATAATGAATTATGGCAAAGAAAGAAGAAACAATTGAAAAGGCTGTGAGCCGTCAGGTTGGCGATACCCACCCGAACGGTAAATGGGTTTGGACAGAGTATAAGCCTGGCAAGTTCGACTGGCGTCCAATCAAAGGTAAGAAAGCACAGCAATCGGGTGATGGTTCATCTTCGGGAGGAGAGGATGACGGAGCGACCAAGAAAACTCCTTCAAAGCCTTCCGCATCTCAAATAGCAGGAGCGAAGGCGAAAGCTGGGAAGCCTATGAACTCCCAGCAATTATTGGTTTGGGCTCAAAAGACTTCTGACGATAACCTTCTCAAAGTAGCTAACAGCAAGAACGGAAACGCTCAAATGCGAAAGATAGCGTATGACGCTTTGGAGCAGAGAGGGTTTGATATGTCGCAGGTTGATACTTCGGGAACACTTGCTCAGCTCATGAAAATGACAGGCAAGAAGGGAGCTGCTGCGACTTCGGGAGACGATGATGAAGACACCGTAGCAACCGCTGCTGAAGGAGCAGACGTTGATATTGACGGTAATGAAGAAGAGGATGGAGACCCAAGCAAACCTGGCTTCCAAATCACTGAAAAGTGGTATCTTGATAAGAATGACGACCGTGTAAAGAAAGCATTCAACTTGAAGACAAAAGAAGGACGTATAAAGTACGACCAGTTTGTTTACAAGATGAAGAAGAAAGAAAAGGACTACAAAAATCCAGTAGAAGTCGTACAAGACTTGAACGAACAATATTTGGAGTTCTTGGATAACGATGAGCAACGCTTCATGATTTCTGCGGGCGGTGCTGGTATCGGTAAGTCATACGGATTCAACAAAATGGCGGAACTGTTAAACATGAAGCCGTTTGAAGAAGGAGACTCACCAGGTGATGGAGACTACGATATATTTGAGGCTCCTGACGTTAATTCAGGAAAGCAGTTGCTTAATATCCTCAAAGCTCACAACGGCAAAATCATTGTATTCGATGACAACGATAAGGTGTTAAAGAGAGCCGACTGTGCGAGTGTTATGAAGAAGGCTACTGCTACGACAGGCAGACGTGTCGTTGGTGACCCTGATGACGTCAAGCAAAACTTCGAGTTCACAGGACGTATTATCATCATGACGAACAAAGACCTTGCTGCGTTATCCGAAAGCGAGGATACAAAGGCAATCATAAGCCGTGCTATGATGGTATCTGAAATCTATATGACGGTGCCTGAAACTATCGAAGTAATGGAGAGCCGTTACCAAGATTATGAGTTCCCATCAGCTCCGAGACTTGACGATGAAGCAGCGGATAAGAAGGAACGTGATGAAATCATGAACCTTATTAAGAAGAACCAAAAGAACATTGACCCTTCTCAGTTCACCACACGTACATTCCAAGAAATACTTACCAACAAACGTAAAGTTGATAAGGCAAATGAGAAACGCTCTAATCCAGCATTTGCTGCCCTTATCGGTAGTAAGAATAAGGACTGGAAGGAAGTCGCACTGGGAGTGCTTACGAAGGCAGCAATGAATGACTTCGGTGACGTAGAGCCGAGCGATGAACTACTGAAAGCCGAAGAGGTTTTGTTTGAAAAGGGTGAGTGTCCTGAAGATGATGGAGTTGATTACACTGTTGACGAGCCTGAAGAGGAGATTGACGATGTAGAGAAAGCGGAGGAAGTTCTGTTTGATGAGGATGATACCGATATTTTCAAGGCTGACTTCTCCGAGAAGGAACGCAAGAAACTTGCTAAGAAAAAAGAAGCAATGCCTGACGGTTCATTCCCTATCCGTAACACTTCGGACTTGAAGAACGCAATTCAGGCTGTCGGCAGGGCAAAAGACCCAGACAAAGCCAAAGCGTGGATTAAGAAAAGGGCAAAAGCTCTTGGTAAGGAGGACTTGCTGCCTGATACTTGGAAGGCTGAGGACGTTCTCAACTTCGGAGAAGAAGACATGGACTTACAAAAAGCAGAATCAATTCTATTCAGTAAATAACAATGGAAGAAATAAAGAAAGCGTTGGAAACTATTGCTCTCAAAAACTCTGAGGGCGTAGTTCCCGATGACCTTCTGATTAAGGCTTGCGATGCTTACAAGATAAAGTCCGATGATTTTCTTGACGACTATGATTATCATGTATGCGTCGCAAAGTCTTTGTACGACCATCTCAACGGAATAGAGCCTGATGAAGAAATTTGTAAGGCAGTAGTTCCTGGTCAAACGAAGGTTGTCGATGGAGTAATGTATATTTATACCGCAACACCTGGTGCTAAGACTAAGTATGATTGGCGAGTATTCAAAGGCAAGAAGAAGGTTGGTAAGCAGGTAGATGATACGAAAGCTAAGGCAAAACAACAATATATCAACGACCTATTTCCAACTGATTTAAGCACTCTGAAAGTAGTTAAGAAGTTAGGAGGTAGCACTGGGGCTCAATTGGTAGAAGATGCTAAGGGCAATCAATACGTGATGAAGAAAGGCACGAACACTTCCAGTGACCACGTTCGTACCGAGTATTTGACTAATCAGCTGTATGACCTTCTTGGTCAACGAGTTCCTGACTTTGAGCTTTATGAGGAGAACGGAGAAGCGGTGATGCTATCGAAGTTCATACCTATGGCCAAAGCTCCTACTTCAAAGAACTACGATGATATGGCCAAAGGTTTTGTCGTTGATGCTCTTTTAGCTAACTGGGATGTTTATCAGAACGACAACTGTTTGGTAGATTCAGCAGGCAGAATTGTACGTGTAGATAACGGAGGAGCGTTGAACTATCGGGCACAAGGTAGCAAGAAAACTTTTGGAGACAGCGTTGACGACTTTTCCTCAATGCAGAAGTACAACCCATCGGTTGTTGCTAATCTTTCTACTCAGGACTATATCAATCAGATTGACGAGGTGCTGAAGAAGAAAGACGATGTAATCAACTTCTTGGATGAGAGCGACTATACAGCAATGTCCGATACGTTCAAAAAGCGTTTCAAAGATTTGGAGCGCATTAAGAACGATTTGGAAGCTAAACTTGCGAAGAAGAACAAGAAGGTATTGCCGAGAAAGCTCAAGAGCGATGCTGATATGTATCGGGAGTTATCCGATGACGAGTTGGACGCTATATGGAAGGGTCAATCAGGCTCCGATTATTACAGAAAGCTCAATGCTACAAATTATACCGTAGGTTGGGAGCTATTAAGTACGATATGTGCTGAAAGAGGTTTTACTGCCCGTCCAAACGTAGTAGATGAAGCGGAATATTGGAACGCTGTTAAGCAATCAAAATATCAAATGTTCCGTGGACTATCGGACGGAGGAGGACACGATGCGGAGTATTATGCCGATGATTTCAAATACAATGATAATTGTTTCTATGGAACTATTGGTATTCACGGCTCTGGTATCTATGCTCACGTAAATGACGGAGACCACGACAAGAGTAATACTCAAACGACATATAAGAAGTCCGATGCTTACAACGCTGCGAGGAGTTATGCTGGGCGTTCGGGAGAGATACTTGAATGCGTTCTTGACCCTTCGGCAAAAGTCGCTTTGGTTCCTGATTTGAAGAAGGAAATACTCAGTTTGGTAACCTTTGACAAAGCAGCCGTTGATGCGAAGCAGCTTGAGATTGATAGCCTAAACGCACAGCTGAAGAAACAGCAGGATGACCTCAATAATATAACGGATAAGACCGAGAAGGAAATCAAAGAAAAGATGCACTGGGATGAAGATACGCTTGTAATGTCCCAACTTGAAATTGATAATACCGATTGGGGGAAACTGAACGATAATGGTGACCCAGACTATCCTACGTTTGAGGACTTCGTTGAGAAGAAGATGTTTGATTGGGTTAAGAAGAATGGCGGTACAGTAACCGAGAAGGGGAAAGGAACGGATGTATATGTATTCACTTTGCCTAACAGTAAAGAGAAGTTCATGTTGAGTCGTTTCCAATGGGAGAATAATGCTATCAAACGCAAGAACGCTTTTAGCAAAGCATACAACTATCCTTTGAAACGCTTCCAAGATTGGATGATGAAAGAACACTACGGTGTCATCAATAAGAAGGTAGCGAAGGAGCTTGAGCACATTGGAGACAAGGTTACTAACTTACAATCAGACATAAAGGTAACAAAGAACGAATTGAACGTCAAAACTTCCGAGATGGCAGACTTGAAGAAAACGAAAGACCCAAATGGAGATATTATTTCGGGTATATACGAATCAGTCATAGGAGGAAGCAAAGAAGCTATTGGAACATACGCTGCGTTGAAAGGTTATGACGCTATTGTCGAGCCTCACGGAAACGGTGGCCCAAATTCGTTCATGATTATTCTCAACCGTAGTAAAGTAATTGTTAAAAAGTAAGTCATGGAAAGAGAAAGACTTGTATCAATAGTAGGAGGCAGAGCCGTCAAATATGTCGGACTGAAAAAACCTTCTCAAATAATTCCGTTCAAAGGAAACTTCCCACTGCTTGAGCCTTATCAGATTGCTCTATATAATGAAGCAATTCAGAGTACAGAGAAGATAGAGGACTTGAGCGAGGAGTTTCAGAAAGTGACGGAGAAGGGTAACAGGATTGCTCTATTGGAAGAAGGCTTCAAAAAATATCTATCCGAGTATAATATCACGGTGGATGATTTCATGAAGCTCAGCAACTCTGATAAATCGGATAAGCTCATGAATTGGCTCAACCGAGATTGTATTGATTTTTCACAACTAACAATAAAGTAAGATGGCAGATTTTAATGTAGCCTATAAACGAACAGAGAAGTTTGAGGGCAAAAACGTCTATACAAAAACACCTGGCGATGCGGGAGGAGAAACTTGGAGCGGTATCAGCCGAGTAGCTAACCCAAATTGGGCAGGTTGGAAAATCTTGGACGCTATTCCGAACAAGAAACATAATCAGGTCATCACTACTCCTGAATTGGAGAAATTGAAACTTGACCTTTATCGGAGTAACTATTGGAACCCAGTATGGGGTGACAAAATTAACAAACAAGAGGTTGCCAACGATATGTACGATACAGCCGTCAACATGGGGCCAGCTACGTCCATAAAGTTATCCGAGCGTCAGTTCAAGATGAAGGAAACTGGGAAGATGAGCAACGAGTTATTAACGAAATTGAATTCAGTGGTATGAGAACATTATTTATATGCTTGCTAACGGCATTAATGGTTAGCTGTGGTACGAGAGGTCAATCACCTTCGGAGCCTGTTCAGGTTATGCCTGATACCGTGTACGTTGAAGTTCCTACGTTAAATGAGGAACGGATAAAAGAACTTGAAGCAGATGTAGCTTTTTGGAAGAATGTAGCCGACAGTGTGAGTACAACTATTCCTTACGAAGATTACATGAATGCCCGAAGGATGGAGAAAATAAAGTATTATATCTCAATCACCGAGAAGAACTCAAATAATAAGCAGTTTTTTTACGGTTGGATAAAAAGAACCATGTCCGAACAATAGCAATTTTCAATTGACAGTTATAGGGAAGGTCAAGAGTACAAAAACTTTTGACCTTTTCATTTTATAGGAATATGGCAAAAACAAATTTAGAAGATAGATTCACCTTTTGGTGTCCTTTGGAGAAGGCGCAAGACCTTGACCCGACTACTGGTGAGCCAGTAATGAAGTTGGGCGGTATTGCTTCTACATCTGACGAGGATAGCGATGGGGAATTTCTTGACCCGAAGGGGTTTGATATTAAGCCGTTGATTGAAAGCGGTATGGTGAACTGGCACCATCAGGCGAAGGGTCAACCTGCTACGATTATCGGAGAGCCTACAAAAGCAGAGATACGTCCAGAAGGACTGTACATTGAAACTGAACTCTATCCTTCAAGTAAGATAGCGTGCGATGTATGGGAGTTGGCAGAAACTCTTGAGAAGGATTCAAAGACAAGGCGGTTGGGTTATTCGATTGAAGGTAAAGTCGTGAAACGTAAATCGAATGATAAAAAGTCTCCTGACTATAAAAAGATTGTCAAAGCAATCATTACTGGCGTAGCTATCACCCACCAGCCTAAAAATCCAAAGACCTTTGCGAATATCATCAAAGGAGAGATTGATGACGATTTTGAGGACGAGGAAGAAAAGGCATTGGATACCGAAACTGGTAAGGCTCTTAAAAAAGAGTCAGTGGACAAGAAAATCAAAAACCAAACTTTTTCAAAAGCAGAGGTTATCGAAAGGCTTTTCAAAGACATTCCAGGTATAAGTATTGAGAAAGCAGAAAAAATTCATTCATTGATATTAAAAATTGCGAGTATGAAAGGTAAAAAAACAAAAGTAACCGATGAAGATATCAGCAAAGCATACGAAGCTCTTGGGCTGGACGTAGCTCCGACTGATATTGAAAAAGGTGAAGGTTGTGACGCCAATGGCGGACAGACCGAAAAAGAGCCTATCAAAAAAGCAAAGTCCAAATCAAAGGCTGAGGATGAAACTGATGACGTAGGAGATGACGGCACAGACGAAACCGAAGAGGAAGATGACGAGGAGGACGATGTTGAAGAGGCAAAGAAAGGAAAGATGAAGAAGGGCGGTGACGGTGTAAATCGTTTTGACCGTATCGAAAAGGCAATTGCCACTTCTCATCAGATTAACTCTAAGTACATCAAAGCACTTGGGGTTATGGTTAAGGACGTTGCTCAGAAGGCTACCGCCATTATGGACGAGAATGCCGAGTTGAAAGAGCTTGTAAAAGCTCAAGACGAGACTATCAGCGTAATGTCCGAGAAATTGGAAGCATTTGGTTCCGAAGTTCCTGCACCGAAGTCTATCAGTGCCGCACGCCCAGTAGAACGTCAGTTTGCTAAGGCAGAAGATACTGATATCACGAAGGGCGGTCAGGGTAAAGCGAAGAGCAACGCAATTTCTATGAGCAAAAATCCTCATGCTGTTGCCGAGCTTCTTGACCAAGCTACGTTCGCCAAAGGCTTCGATGACGAGTTCAGCAAAGCATGTACAGCGTTTGAAGCCAACAAGGCTCTTCCTGCTAACATCATTGCTCGAATGAAGAACGAGTATGGCGTTGAAATTGTTAAATAAACAACAACTTTTATAATAAGCGAAAAATGGAAAGATTATCTATCAACTTGGCTGATTACGGCTATGCCGCTCAGCAGGATGGTTTCCACTCTGGTATGCATGGTAGCGAAAACCTTGACCAACTGAACAAGGCTCTTGCTGCTGAGCAGATTACAGGACGTGAAACTGCCGACCTGACTACTGCGTCAGGTGCTCCGTTGAAGGTTGAATCTTTGGAGAAAACTCTGAAGCATATCACCTTCCGTGAGAGCGACATTCGCCTTTGGAAAGACCTTCCTAAAAAGGCTGCGTATAATACCGTAGAAGAGTACAACCAGCAAACTTCTTATGGTGCTAATCGGGGTGGCTGGAACAGAGAAGGTGAATTGCCCGAAGAGGAAGATTCAATCTTTGTTCGTAGAGCTCAGTTGGTGAAATACCTTGGTGTTACCAAGTCCGTAACTCACCAGATGACTCTTGTAAACACAATGATTGGTTCCGTAATGGAGCGTACTATCAAAGATGGAACGCTTTGGATTTTGCGTACCTTGAACCAAGGTCTGTACTTCGGTAACGAAAAACTTGTACCTGAACAGTTCAACGGCTTCTTGGCTCAGCAGATGCAGTCTGACGCTTGGGCTTCTTATGCCGATTACATGAACTCCGAGATGGTTGTTGACCTTCGTGGTTCGGCTCTTACCGAAGATGCGATTGAAACAGCTGCCAACTCTATCGTAGAAAACTACGGACTTGGTACCCAGCTTTATGGGCCACCCGCAGTGCTTTCTTCTTTCGTGAAGAACTTCTATGGTAACAAGTTCATTGTTCCGAATACTCCGAGCTTGAGCAACGGTATTATGGGACAGAGAGTTCAGGCGTTTGACTCTCAGTTTGGACAGATTGGTTTGAACCATGACGTATTCTTCAAGAAACTTCCGAGCAAAACTGCTGCAAGTCCTGCCAACTCTCAGAAAGCTCCTAACAAGCCTGTATGGGATATGACGACTGCTGATGCCGTTCAGAACGGTATTGCTGGTAGCAAATGGGCTTCAACCGATGCTGGTAATGTATATTACGGTGTAGTTGCTATCAACCGCTTCGGTGAGTCTGATATGGCTATCTATAACATCGCTGTTGCTGCCGTTGCCAATGGTGCTATCGACCTGAAGTTTGCCGATGGAGGTGGTGTAAACAAAGCAACTGCTTACCGTATCTATCGTACCAAAGTCGGTGGCTCTGCTACTGGTGAGTTCTTCCCGCTGTTTGACGTTTCTCTGGACGACTTGACCCGTGGTTATGACGGTGGAGCACCTGGTATCATTCGTGATATGAACCGCTTCTTGCCTGACTGCGACCAGTCTGCTCTGTTCCAGTTTGACAATGAAGTAGTTGAGTTTGCTCAGCTTGCTCCTCTGATGAAGATGGATTTGGCTGTTCTTTCTCCTGCATTCCGTTTCATGGTGCTGCTTTATGGAACTCCGTTCCTTTACGCTCCGAAGAAAATGGTGCGCTTCATCAATATCGGCAAGTTCGTAAAATAACCGATAAACAATTGTTTAATTGAGAGAAGGGGTGGGTGCTTTGCCCCACTCCTTTTTTCTTAAAATCGTAAAAAGAAATGAAAATTAAAGCAAAAAATCAGAATGTAGCTTCCATGGAGCTTATCGTGCCTGTAGATGGGCGAATTTCCATAGATGCTAACGGAGTAGCGGACGTATCACCGAAGTGCGCAGCAGCTCTTGTAAAAGGCACTAACGACTGGGATTATGCTAAGAAGGCTACAGCCGTTCAGGACGATGAGGAAGAAGATGACGACAACGAGGGTGGTGAACCTTCCGACCGTGAGCGATTTGAAGCTCATCTTGACACGTTGACTCTTGCTCAGATGAAAGAGTACGCCAAAGAAGGCGAAATGCCCGAAGAGGAGTATGAGAAACTGAACTCAAAGAAACTCATGAAAGCATACTTGCTGAAAAAGTACGATGAAGCCGAAGCAGCAGGTGAGCTTGATGAAGAGGACGATGAGGAAGAAGATGACGACAACGAGGGTGGTGAACAATAAATAACCTTTTAACATTGTCCTGATATGCCAAGTTTAAGACTGAAAATACAATACAATAAGAATATGGAGATGATTATGTCTCCTACGGAGCTAATGGAGAATTATCTGTTTGGTATTCCCATGTGTTCTAATGACGGCAGAAAAATGTCTATGTCGGCTATTGCGCAGCACATCATTTCAGCCCAGACTACGATTGAGAGTTTGTTCAGTATTAAACTTACAAAACAAGTCATAGAGGAAAACCGTGATTTCATACGTCAGGAATTTATGTCTTGGGGGTATATCAGGACAATGTACCCTATTGATTACATAGATAATCTTGAAGGTTGGATAAATGACGTTTGTCAAATAACCTATCCGAAGGAATGGTTGTCAATCAAAAAGATTGAAGCTGTTGCCGTATATCGTAACATCTACCTTATACCGAACACTGGTAGTAAGGAAGGAGCGACAATGACGCAAAACTCTTTAATCTACAACGGTATTTCTCCGCATCTTGGATGGTTCGGTCAAACTTACATTCCTAACTATTGGAGAACAAGATACGTTACAGGTTGGAACAAAATTCCTGCCGACTTATTTGACTTCATAGCAAAGATGGCAGCGTTGAACGTTCTTGCTATTATCGGAGATGTATTGTATGGAATTGGTATTACTTCTATTCAGATAAGTTTGGACGGAGTGAGCCAAAATACTCCATTAGCAAGAAGTGCTCAGGGAGGACTTTTTGCAGGACGTATCAAAACATACGTTGACGAGATGAACCGAATGATGCCTGCGTTGAAATCCAAGTATCGTGGTATTCCATTTGAAGTATTGTAATTATGACAACTGAAAGTAACGGTAAAAATCGGAAAAGTATCATAACCGATAAGCCCACTGCCTTTCAAACTCCTGCGGCAGCAGTCAATCCGAGAGTAGGTTGGGACGTCAATAAGTTTGAAACTCTCATACAGACCCAAGGATATGACGCCTTCATTGACCGAGCTTTGAGATGTCCTTGCGTTGACAAAGCAACTGGCCAGGCTCTTTCCACTTGTAAGAATTGTTTAGGAAGAGGCTGGTTTTTTGTTGATAGGCATGAGACAAGGCTTATTGCTCAGCATATGGATAGCAAGAAACGCTACGAGAATTGGAGTGAGGTTAATCGTGGTACAGCTTCGATAACTACGAAGGGAATTGATAAACTTGGGTTCATGGATAGAATTATCTTGACCCAATTGGAAGCGTATTACTCCGAGATACTCAACCCTGTGTTGTTCGAGAAGGAGCTGATTGCTTATCCAGTTTACGAGCCTTTATTTGTAACAAACATATTCTTGTTCGTGGGAGATGCTACGAAGTTAGAGCCTATCCCAGACGAGATGTACAAGATTGATAAAAACAAGATAGTATTTGACCAAAGTCTTTTGAGCGTTCTTCCAGTGGAGGATGTTAATCAAAAGCAACCGAATATGAGCGTGTCGATAAGGTATGCTCACTATCCTGTTTACCATGTTATAGATGCCAACCGAGAGCTGATGAAAGTTCGTGAAAGTAAGTTCTGTTCTTACGATGACGAAAAGCTCAGGCAAATGCCTATAAATGTGTTAGCAAGGAAAGCTCATTATATCTTCGATGCTCAGAAGTTCGGAGAAGAGAGCTTTGAAAATACTGTAATGCCGAAGGGATAACAAGAAATGAAACCAATAGTAATAGATTTATCAGGACTTCAAGCCCAATTTGGGTTAGCAGCCGATACGATTGATATGCTGACGGAGACTTGCGTAAATGCGGTCACTGCGGCAGTCTATGCTAATTGGGAAGCTCTTGCTAAACAAAAACTGAACTTAACCCTTCCTGAATATACCCAACATTTGATTAAGGTAGATAAAGGAAGATTTGCAAAACAAATTGTATTGACTGGAGTTCTT